CCATCAGTTACCCAAGACTCAAAGTTCTCGTTGTAACCATTCATTCTGTATAAATGCTTTAAGTAACCAGCTTGGTAGCTATAGAAGTTCTTCTCTAATTGTTGAACTTCAGCAGAAGTACCAACAGCATAGTTAGATCTTTGACGAATGATTGGTTCAGCCACTCTGTTACAAGGATCATCAACAATGAAGTCAGCAGTTGTAGCTGGTCCAGCAAAGATGAAAGTTCTGAAGTAGAATCTGTCATACTCAAAAGGGAATGCAGCAACATCACAAGGCTGACCGTAAGCAGTCAATGGCTTACCAGTAATACGTAAGAACGCACTTTGATTGTTACCCAATCTTTGGAATTGATAGAACTGAGTCAAATAGATGTTGTCTGGGTTATCACCAGGAGCATGTGATTCTAACTTAAGAATCAAAGCATCAATCAATGCAGGCACATCTACATCTGTACAAGGATCACCACCACATTCTAAACATGGAGCGTTTACTGTTACAGAACGAGTGAAACCATTGAAGTACAATGTGTTCAAGTAGCTAGAGAAACCACGTAAAGTTAAAGTGATGATTTCACCTGGTTTTACTGTGAAGTCAACTACGTCAGTTACTTGGTTCACTGGAGTAGCACAGCCATTAGACTTGTACCATTCAGTTACATTTGAAGTACATCCAGATCCACTAGGACATCCTTTGATCTTGTCAGATCTTTTAGAGCCTTGTAAATACGTGTTAACTCTACCTTGAGCAACATAGAAATAAGGAGAAGCAGCGATGTTACCAGCTGTGGCAACAGTGTAGTCACTTCTAAAGAAACCAACTTGTCCAGCTGTTAAATTCTGTGTAGATCCAGAGCTAGGTAATGTGTTTCCTACTGGTACTACAAAGAGGGTGGTTAGTGAAAAGTCCGCCATTTTGTTTTATATTTAAATTGTAAAAAATTATTCGTTTGTTTGTATCCTATAGATTGAGCTTTGAACAGCACTTTGGTTTTCTGTATACATTGCCAAGTTCTGTACTGTCAAATCTAATAACTCATCTTCTAAGTAAGTCTCAAGTTCACAGTCTGCATCAAAAGAAGGTTGTCCATCTAACATGATATATCCTGTTTTATTAATATACACTGGATATCTCATATATGATATGTAAATATCTTTTGGTGTAAACGTACCATCTGTGAATATAGAAATTTCATCTGAAGAAAGAAAGTTGAATGTTTCTTGATATTCAAAAGAAGGCTTGTAGTTGTTATTATTTAATATAAACTGAATGTCACCATGTTTAGCCAAATCTCTATTTATCCATATCTTTCTATCTGTACATCTTCCTTTGTCTGCTAATACATAACTATCAATATAGAACATGTACTTTGGAACCAAGTCATAAAGACTTGCAAACCATTGATTCAACTCTGCATTCTTTAATGCTAATGCTAAAGGTTGATGGTTGTAGGTGATAACCAAACTTTGAAGGTCTTCATAGCGTTTTTTAAACGCATCCAACCCATAACCAGAGACTGTACTATTACCATCAACCTTTTGCTTTATTAGCTTTATCTGAGCCTCGTTAAGTGCTAGAATCTTATCTTCTAGGTTAATTTGTTGATGCTCATTTGTTGATAGTTTATTTAGTTTCTGATCAATCTTATATAATAAACTATCTACTGGGATCATAATGAGGCTATTTTTTTTCCTTTCAATTTGCCTTCCAAAGTCAATAATTGATCTTGGTTGTCTTCATCTGCAAGGAATTTAACTAAATCATCTTCATCAACTGCTATTTCAAATTCACCTTCAAACACTCTACCATTAGGTCTCACTCTATAAACTGAATGAGCAACAGCTTGTTTTACTAGGTCTTTAATATGTAGCAAGTTTTCCTTCATGTCTGCAAATCTGTTGAACACTTCTATAGGGTTCAAACCTTGATATTTGCCATTCTTGAATTCTGTTTGTTTTAGGAGGTTATCCACCTGATTGTAAACTGCTTCTTCTTTAGAATCATCAGATACTGGAAGACCAAGTAAACGAGCCACTTTCTTCTTCTTCTCAGGAGTCATAGAATCAAACTTAATAATAGCTTTATTAATAAGTTGTTTCTTTTTAAACATCACCTTGTTTTCAATCTCATCATCTGCAACATAATATTGAATGTCTGCAGGGAATTCACCACGCTCCCAAGCTTGATAGCTAGAAGCAATTGTTGGATGAACTCTCAACCATGAGAATGCTAGCTCTTGCAATGGCATTGACAAATCATAAAAATTGTCGCCATCCATAAGCTTAACAGGTTGTACATGTAAGGAATCATCAGTAGAAGTTGATAAGCCATAGTTCCAGAAACTAGAACGAGGATTTAAGTCAACATTTAATGCTGCTTCAAGTTTATCTCTTAATTCTGTTACTCTTTCAACCTCCATCTCTCTTTCAAGAGGATCAGAGATTCTTCTGATGTAAGAAGCTTTTGGATCTAAGCCTGTTCTGTACTGACCATCCAATTCTTTATAAGGATATTTAAAAACTCCTGTACCAGGAATTCTTGTGTAGCCTCTTGATGCAAGTCCACCTTGCATAGTTTGTAACTGAGAATTGTTGTAGTCTTTTTTAATAGTAGAAATTTTTCCTATCTTGCCCATATGTAGTTGTTTTTATTTGGTTTATTTGCAGATGGTCCCCATCGAAGGGAACACTGTACAGAATTTACTTGCACCTGTCCATCTGTGTTAGAAGACTCCCCCACTTGGAGGTGGGGGGAAAGTCTTCTGATTTTTTTATGCGAAACACCACTGGTGTCAGTCTAAGAATACTATCCTTAGAGGGGCATTATTAGAATTGAGGAATCTCTTCGATCAATACAGTTCTAGATAAATCTTCAATAAATACATCACAACGATCCTTCATCCAAATCTCATATCCAGGGAATTTGTTTGCAGAACTCATACCTTGAGACTTAGCAAAGCCTAAGTGGTGACGAGTACCATCGATATAACCCCAAGTCATAGAAGGTGCACCCTTCATACGTACTTCACGAATGTTATTGATCATAGAACCATCAGACATTGGAGATACATCAAACACCATAAATACTGGAGTTGACTTCTTGTTCTGTCCAAATTCTAAATTTGTTTGAGGAAGATCTAACTCTTTCAAGTGGATTAATTCAACACGACCAGTCTCACGAGTTACCATTGCATCGAATGCAAAGTTGTAAGTGATGTGTTGTCCTTCTCCTTGCATGTATCTGTTACCAGAATCAGCCATGAAAGTTAAACCAGAGTTCAAAGCGTCATTCTTCAAAGCTTGTTGGAACACGTCAAAACCAGCTTCGTTTGTGTACATTTTAACTCTTCTATCTTTAACATCAACACGTCTGTAGAATAAGTCACCAAACACTGAACGAATCAAGTTTGCAGTGAACTCACCACGATTGTATTGAACTAAGTTACCATTGTTACGCATTCTGTGGTAAACACCAGCAGATGTACGCTTTAATTCTTGCTTAGAACCATTAGTCTTCACAGTTCCAGGACGAGCCCAGATCATACGCTTAACTTTTAATTCTAACATAGACTTACGCATCCAGAACTCAATAAATGGTTCCCACTTAACATCATTACGAGTTAAAGGTAATTGGTTACGTCTTTGAGGAGCATATACTAAGATATCTAAAGGTTTTCCAGAAGCATCTCTCATCATCTTGTCATCAGCCCACTCTGTAATTTTGTGCTCATAACCATATGCAGAACCTAAAGATTCAAACATTGTGATTTGCTCACCTAAACGAGGAAGACCTAATAAGTCTTGATCAAACTCACCAATAGCAGCATCAACTAATTCTAGTTCGATACCAACTTGTAAGAATGTACCACTTACGAAATCAACTGTAGGATTGTCACTCACCAAAGTGAAAGTGTACAAGAAGCCCATATTCCAAGGAACAGGATCTTTTACTACATAGAAACGAGGACCATACTGACGAGTACCTACAGAAATGATAGCGTTCTTAGAGAACTCATTAGTGTCGATAATCAATTGGAACTCTTGACCATCAATACCAGGCTTGGATAACTCCAAAGTGGTAGTAGGAACGTCAATGATTTTTGGGAACTTGTAAGGAACTTGTACTTGCCATTTCCAAGCATCGCTGTTGTTATCAATATAGTAAGGAGTAGACTTGTTAATCATGTCTAAGAAATCATTACTATAAAGAGAACTCTGAGTGTACAAACTGATGATTTTCTTATCATAGTCTGCTGGCTCTGTAGAGTGAAAACTCTCTAGGTGGTTTGAATCTGTCAACTTACCTACAGCACGCTTATCCATTGAAGCGACTCTAGCGTAAGTAAAACCAGTTAAACCTGGAATTGTTTGAATTGCCATTGTTATACTTTTTTAATTTTTGTTATATAAATTGTTTATTGAAACCAAGAAGAGGTAGGTCTAGCTGATTGTTTCGATTTCACTGAACTCTTCTGGGCTTGTCTGGCAACCTCACCAAATAACTCATTTGATTTTTTGGTGATACCTGTCTTTTGAATGGTAGATAGTGTAGGATCTTTCTCAATGATTTTCATCAATAGAGCAAGTTTAACCTTCTTCTCATGATTCTCAGGACGTTTCAGCTCCAGTATAGTACGATCAAAATCTGTAAGAGTTTCTCCAGATGCTGTCTTGTACTTGTCTGTTACTAGGAAATCTTGTAGTTCACCAGCTAATTTAGGGTTAATTGGTATGCCATCAAATTCTTTAGCTTTAATCTTATCTTGTAAAACTTGGTTTACATTCTGTAAGTATTGTTGCTTGATGGCTTGTTGCTGTTGTAATTGAGCTTGCTTATCTTGCTCTAATTGTTGAAGCTTTGATGCTTCCTTTTTTATCAAGACTTTGTGGTGTTTAGCAGCAACAGTTTCTAAGTCACCATAGTTTTTAAGTCTTTCAACCTCTGTTGTAACATCTTCAGGATCAAACCCTTGATCTGTCAATGCTTGTTTGATAATAGTAACTTGATTACTCTCGTTACTTAAATCCATCTCAGAGAAAGATTGGATTTGATTATATGCACCAAAGTAGTCTTTTGGACTAACTCCTTTTACAAATATGGCATCAAACGCTTCTTGATAATCTTCTCCAAACTGACCAATGAAGTTGTTTACTATTTCAATAGCTCCCTTTTTCTTCTCTGCTTGGAACTTCTCCAAGAAAGCTTCAGGGCTACTAATTGCTATTTCTTCTTCATCCTCGTCTTGTGAAAAGACACCTAGTTTTAAAAGATCTTTTGATAAAGCTTCGAACTGGTTAGGAACGCCATCTTCATCATCTTCATCACTATCTTCTTGATTATCATCAGGTTGCGTAGCTTTTTTAGCTGGTGCAGCTGGTGCTTCTTCATCTTCATCTTCAGTGTCATCTTCTTCTCCATATAAGAAACTTTGAATATCCTTTTCAGGAGCTTCATCTTTCTTATCATCTTCTGGAGCAGGAGTTGATGCAGCTGTTTGTTTAGAAGTAGTTTTCTTTGTTGGAGCAGGAGTAGGTTCATCTTTAATGTCCTGAATGTCATCAGGACTAGATGTAGCACTTTCAGGAGATAATAAGTCATTTAATAACTCTTGATTTCCCATTCCCATATCCATAGTATCTTGAATACTAAAGTTACCCATTTGGGGCATATCTAGATTTTCAGCCATATGTAGTTGAGTTTTAATTGGTTTCGTGTGTAAAAGTATATCAAGTTAAGTTAACAGCAAAGAGAGGAGCCTTTATATTGACTATTATTCAATATAATATAGCATTAATATTTTTTACTCTAATCTAATTTGTTAAGAAAATTGTCATTTATAAGCCTATAGCTTCTGATTGGGGCAAGGTCTGTCAGTGTTACTTGTTGAACGTCAACTCCCCATTTCCTAGCTTCCACTCTCACCTTCTTTGTAAGTGTGTTGTCTAATTCAGAATCTGTACATTCTTCCATGGTCATTGACATAATTACATTTTTAATAATGCTTTGAGCCATATCTGAAAGAGCGTCCTGTGCATCAAACACTTCAAGTAGGAATATCTTCACATCTGATATCTTGTATTTTATAACTCCCTTGACAACAATATTTTGTTTATCCAATGTGTATAAAGACTGTGCATCTAAGCTAAGTGTTGTAACTACAACGTGCTGATCAATCACCTCATCAAAGAAAGGAATCTTGAAGTGTATACCTGGAAGCAACACTCTATTAAACTTTCCAAACCTGAGAAGTACAGCTTGTTCATAGTCTCTAATAATGATGAATGGTAGAACATAATTCCACCATTCAAGCAATATATCAATTAGTTTATCAAACATAATTATTTGGTTTTCTTAGCTCTGCCTTTAGCATTCTCTTTAGCAACAGCTAAATCATTAGCCTGGTTCTCTCTAGCTATTTTTAACTTCTCTCTTTCTATCTCTAGTTTCTGAGCAGCAAGTTGATTTTTACTTTGTACATCCATCATCTTAGCTTGATAATCTCTTTCAGCCTTTGACTGAGCCAAAGCTAACTTATCAATCTCTAAAACATCAGGAGTGCCACTAGTATCTAAATCTGATAAAGGACCACTCTTAGACTCAGCTGCAATAAGAGCAATCTCTTTCTTATTAATTCTATCAAGCTCAGCTTGGTAGTTTTCATTAGCTAGTTTTTCTTCTGCTTGTGCTTGAGCTGATTCAATTTGAGCTTGAGCAATTTGTTGTGTTTGTTCAATCTCTTGTTGTTTTTGTTGTAGCTGAGCATTCTGCAGACCTTCTTGTCTATCCTTCAATTTCTTAAACACATGCTTCATTTGTCTCATTGAATTGGTGCTATATAGTTCAATTACATCATGTAAGCTTCCACCATTTTGTATAACAGCTTGAGACAATCCTCTAATCTCATTAAACATTTGTCTATCTTCAGGTCTGTTAGTCAAGAATACTTTTAAGTCTCTAAAGCGTAAGTCTGTACCATTCACAGATACAAATGCAGATTCTCCCTCAGATGTAATATAAGATATAGTAGACTGTGGCTTCTTGCTCTCAACATATAAAGCTGCATCAATGATTGATTGATATAACTGACCTAGTATATATTCATGAGCTACAAATAAAGGTTCTGTCTGAGCATAAGATTGTGTAATAGCTGCGTTAGTACCTGTAGCTGATTCACTAGCTTGTACAGATCCTAGTCTTTGTCTTGACATACCTATTAATTCCCAACACTCATTCTTAAGTTGTTGTGCTAGAGTATATCTTGCTTGGATCTCCTGCGTACGTGTAAGGTCTAAGCTGGTGTATTGATTAAATGAGCTTGGACTCTTTAAATTCTCTGGGCTGTCATCTACAAATACCACACCTCTGTTACGAGCTTCCATTTCCCAAATATCAAGAGCATCTTGTGCATCTCCATCTTTAGGAATAGGAATGTGTCTGATAGACATTAACTGCACCTTACCCACTTCCTTCTCAAGTAACTTATATAACTGGTTCATACACACATTGTATAAAACTTGGAAAGGCTTCATCATATCTACAAGGCTCTTAGCCTCTGTATTCTTCACCTCAAATACTTGACCAATGATTGGACAGTAAGGTAATAAGTTATAAGGTTTGATATGATAGATGTCTGGACCAATCTTAGTACCTTGGTACCATTGGTTAATCCATCCCCATTCTAATGAAAGTTCTGTAGGAATTGTTTTAGATTTGTAGTCTTCATCTACTAACATAGATTGTTCATTACCCATCTCATCTGTATATATCACCTTACCTATCTTCTTCTTAGAAATCCAATAACCTCTTACCACAACATATTTGTAACCAAAAGAGCTTACATTAGATGTAAGTCCTAAGAAATCCTGAAGACCATCATTATTCTCTTTCATTTCAGACTCAATAATCATTCTAGTCTGTAAGACTAATGGATCAAATGTATCATATTGAATAGAGTCATTACCTGGAATAGCATTAGGATTACCAAGATTAGATTCACGTACATTGATCAATCCGTAATCTTGTAATGAACTACGTAAGTGGTCAATCTCTTCTTTGGTTAAATCTGGAATTGATTCAATGATCTCAGACAATTCCATAACTTGTACAGTACCAGCAGCATAAGCCCCTTGACTTCTACCAGTTGTATCTGATATATACTTTCTATCTGGAGTGGTTAAGAACCAAGTGTTCTTAGGGTTAGCCACCTCAACATTAAACCCAGTTTTTGAGTTATCTTCATAGATGTGGAAGAATTCTCTAGAAGAAATCAATAAATCTCTAAAGGCATCTTCAGATTTTTCCTTTAATACAAACTCAGCTTTCTCAGCAGTTAGTATATGATTTGCCCATTTCTCTGCTACAGAGGTGTAGCTATCAAGTTCATCTTTTACTTGTTCTAATGTTTTCTCCTGTAACTCATCATCTGAAATTTCTACACCATCAAATGCTGCTTTCTCTAATATCTTTCTTTGTGCTTGAGAAACAACATAGTCTTGTAATAGTTGAGTTTTAAACTCAAGCTCTTCAGCTTTACTGTCATCATCAAATGCTTTGACACGAAATGCATCAGGTCTTTTGCTGATTTCTCCTACTAACTCATTAATAGGAGTGGTCATTATAGAATAATGTTTTACATAGGCAGGAAGAGCTAGATCTGCTGTGAGCACATCTGTAAAGCTTCTTACTTCTGGTTCTTGGTAGAAATCTTCTCTTCTTAATATACCTTTTACAAGGTCATAGTTTTTAACAAATGTATCTCTGTTCTTTACATATTCAGCGTATGCTTTGTTAGCAAAGTAATCCATGGTATTTTTAATCCAACTCTCATCCATCTTTTCCTTCTCAGTCTTAAACTGGTCAGGGAAGATATTTAGATAGGCATACCTGATTGTTGCGTCTTTTGTGTATCTTATAATTGCCATTATGAAAACAATTTATTTCGTTTATATTTATTTCTTGATTGTCCAAACATGTTGTTCCTAGACTCAGTGAAAAGTATATTACCTCTTTTCTTATTGAACATAGAAGCTACTCTCTCATCTGATGTACCACCTATCTTACCCATGATTGGGTCCATCTTCATTGCTTGGGCAATAGCTAACTCTGCAGCAATGATTCTATCAAAGTTACCTTGATCATTGTATTGAATAATCTCTTCAAGCAATACAGGATCAAATATCTTACTTACACCTAGCACTTCTCTAATCACCTCACCAGCATCATTCTTCTCTACAAATATAGGAGCTTCCATATACTTCTTTAAACAGGTGTGAAGATAGTCAATTATCTTCTGACTTGAACGATGAATTCCATAATCTCTTTTTACAGTGGTGTTTGGAACAATCTCTTTAAGCCAATCAGGTTGTCTCTCTAGATAGTGAGCATCCCCTTTAGCTTTCATATATTCAATAAAAGATATATCATCATTCTCACACAATGTTCTAGCATTGTAATACTTAATAAGAAATCTAGCTTGTTCTTCCCAAGTTTCTTTCTTATCAGGTCTTGCACAATACGAAGCTACGAACATATCTTGATACTTCTCACCACTAATTTCATGCATCCTTTTATATATGTATACAGATCCAAGTGAACTTGAATATGCAGACTTACCTTGTCTATATGGATCGACCCCTGCTACATACAATCCATAAGGAGGATTATCTACAGGGAATTCATATATAACAACAGGTGCTTCTTTCAGGTCTGAGTTCTTTAGAGGGAAGTTAGAGATGGGCATTTTGTCTGTAAACTCATGAGCTATCTTCTCTCCATCATGAAACAATACAATAGGAGTTCCTGTTCTTTCTTGTTGTAACAACCTGATCTTCTGTCTCTTAGCACCATCAATATCAAATATATTTGTGTCCTCATTCAAGAAGATATCATCCACTTCTTGAGGATAGTACATCTTTTCTTTTAAATAAGCTATTCTATCTCCAGCCTTCTTAAGTCTCTCTAAGTTATCATTAGTAATCTGCGTTGCCTTCTCTTCATTACTTACAAGCATTTTTACATTGTGTAAGTCTGATTTAGATGGCTCATTCAAATATGCTCCTAGTGTAGAATCTTCTTTGGCTTCCATTCTATACTTATGAGAAATAAAAAGACCATGTATACGTTTGTCATCTTTACTGTTATTATATGTAAGGAAGTTAAAATTGTCTACATCAAACATTAAGCTCTTTGCATCCATGAATTTCTTCATATCACCACCTGTACCAGTAAGAATTGGGCTACATCCCCAGCCATAGGGTGTTGTGAAACCTGGAATAGCAGCCTGTAAACCTCTAAGAAAATTCCCTTTACCAATCTCATCTATAATTAATTTACGTGGTTTTGTACCTGCAATAGCCTCTTCATTGTTACCTTCATCAAGGTTACGTATTAGAATGGAAGAGAATGGGATACGTTCACCAGACTTGGTCTTTATACCTAGAGTCACTTGGTTCTTCCAGTTATCCTCAATTCTCTGCCATCTCCAATACTCAGGAATGAAATTCAATCCTTTGTCAATCTTATCAGTAATCAGTTTAATATCTGGGGCATTTAAGCCTGCTATGATATTCTGACTGTTTTCATCAAAGGTTGCACCCCATGCAATATAGGATGCTTCTAAAACTGACTTGGCAAAACGTCTAATACCTAGAATGACTAAGCCCCTCTTTTCTTGTTGAGCTCTGTCAATTTCATTTGTCACAAGCCATTCATTATCTCTTAAAAAAGGATTGGCATATTTCTGTGCAATCCTTCCTCTTTCATCTATTATGTCAACTTCTGTATGCCAGATGTTTAAGTGCCAATACAAAAATGGGTTGATGTAAACACCCCCCATCATAGCTCCATTCAAACATAGCTCTCTGTGAAAGTCAAAGAATGGCTTACACTCCTGAGAGTCTTTGTCAGGAATACGTTTCTGATTTATAAACCAGTCTTTGTAATCTATGTTTTGTAGTTCTATCATTTTCTATTTGCTAAGAACTCAGCAGCTGCTCCTGATAACTCACCTTTTCCTCTCACTTCCACCTTAGCTTCTTCCATGTTTCTTAACTTATCTACCACTTCCACTAGGGCTAGGTAGTTCTTCATAGTCTCTTGTACAAACTTACCCTGTGCTTCAATAGATGCTATGACCATAGGTAACATGCCTCCTTTAGCTGTGGGTTTCCACTCAATTCTATCCTTTAGTTCATGTAGTGGATTAGCGTTTACATAAGCTTTCCAGGAAAGAAGTTGTGCTTCAGCCCATTCAAGCTCTGTATTTATGTATGTAGTTTTCTTAATAGTCGCCATCTTCTTCCTCCTCTTTTAGAATGTTATCAAGGTCCATGCCCTCTTTAATTATCTTTTCTAATTCAGAATCCTCTGTATGAGGAACGTCCATTTCTATTTCAGACTTATATTTGCTAAGAGCAAATGCTAATTCTTTGTCTGTTATACCCCAAATGTCACCATATCCATCAAGAGCTGTAGCTAAGTGTCTTCCCAAATTGTATGTAGGGAAGTCTTTATTTAGTTCCTGTAGAATAGAAATAACATCTGTATAGTGAGTTTTCTTACTCATTGTTCTTTATTATATTAACTGGTTTATATCGTCATCTGTTAGTTTGCTTGGACCAATCTCCAAGTCTATCTCATTATCATCATCTTCTATAAAGTTTTTCTTTCCTTCTTCTGTCATGTAGTCTTTTGTGAACACAATTGCCATACTATCAAAATCAGTACCTGGTGTTCCAGATATGTCAATATAATCTATTCCTTGATTATAAAGGCTAACTAACGTCTCAATTAGAGCGTCCAGTGGAATCTTCTGAATCTTCACTTCCTTGTTTTCCATATACTGTTTGTATTAATTGTTCTTCATCTTCTCTTGATTCCATCTCTGCCACCCACTTTTCTATAGGGCAAGCACAAGATAAACACTTAGTTTTTGCTGCTAGAGTGCAGCCACAATGGGTACAATGCTTATCAAACCTTCTAGGTTTCTTAGGTCTGTTTTCAGAACACCATTCACAGGCATCACAGATAGCCATACGCTGTTGGCTAATTGCTGTAATTTGTTCTTTCATGTCATCAGCTGGGAACAGGTTATTCTTCCAGCCCTCGTAAATCTGAGAGAAGTTGATCTTCATATGTAATTTTACTTTTTAAAAGATTGATCAGAGCTTCTGTTTTTTCTAGTGTCACCTGAGAGGAACGTTTCTTTTGTTCAGAGGTTTCAGCACTGGCTAGGAACTCAAGCATTAGGTTTTTCTTCCTAGTCAAGTCTTCTAGACGTTTCTTAGCTTTCTTCTCATTAAAGTAAAACTTCCCAAACCCAGATATTTCAATACTGTTATTTGTGTCCATCGCTTCGTTGGCAGATTGAAACTGGTGATTTACCACTGTCTCAATCGTCTTTTCAGAGATCATCATCTTCACAGCAAGGGTCCTAACTAGGTAGTCCTTGACAGACATACTTATAGGCTTATCCATGTGTTAATGTAATTTGTAGCACTATATCCTTTTCGAAGTTGAGCAGAATGATGGGGTTCACCTTCACCTTTGTACCATCCTTCACAAATATCCCCATCTTCTTTAATTTGGAAATAATGTTGTTTATCGCTGGGGACGTACTATTGTACAATTCACAAAACTCCTTACGTATGTTAGCATAAGAGATGTTCCCTTTTATAGCAGCAAAGGCTATCAATTGTATTTCCCTCTTTGTAAGCTTCAATTCATTCACAGCTGACAATATCTTGTAATACTTCTCAGCCATAGGAATGACATCTTCTATTGAAGTTTTTAGTCGTTGTACAATTGGTTTTGCTTCCATAATTAGTTAATACAAAGATATGTATATCTGGACGATCTACAAATAACTAATTTAGTTATTGTAAAACTTAATGCTATATTATGCATCAAATCTCCTGAAGATGATTAAAAAGGTGAATAACAACACACCTATTCTAAGCTCTTGTTCCAATCCTCCATCTGTCAACTCATAGTTTCTATTAGTGACACCTAGTTCAAAGTTGTTGTAGTCTTTAGGTAGAAACTCTATCCCTATTTCCCATTCATCAAAATGGGTGAATCCCCATATACAAACAATTACACTCAAGAGACCAACAATACAACCAACCAATGTTAAAATCATTTCCATGTCTAAGCTTTTATTAATAGAGAGGTATTAGATAGGGCCCCCCCTAAATCCCCCCCAAAGATAATGGTAAATCTTTATACCCACCAAATTTATTTTTGTAAAGCCATCCCTTGACCAAACTTGTTACATATTTATATAAAAAGGTAACAAACGTTCCACGTGGAACATTCCCCTGCTTATAGCCCAAAATTTTCCCAGCCCCCCACACCCTTTGTGTCCATGGGAGTGTAGCCTTCTCCATATCACAACCCCCCATACAAATTGGGGGAACGACACATCCCCCCTAATTAATTAATTAACAAATTAAAAAACAAACAGATGACAAAAAATTACGTTATCAACAATGGCAGTTTTACTGCAAATGGCAACTTCAGTGGTTACACAGCTTTGGGCGAGAGAGTCCACATTTTTGGCAGACAGATGGAAGCCTTAAGTTGGAAGAGCAACGCTGACGTAACATTCCCATTCTACGCAATTGGTCAGATGAAGCAAATCAACCAATTGAATGAGAAGGGCGAGACTATTGGCACAGCTGATAGACTTACAGCTTTGAGTGCATTCAAGTCTCGTGAAGAGATTAAGCAAGCTCACGCTGACAGCACATTGCTTGACATTGAAATCCAACAGGAAATCAAAGCACAAGCAAGCAGTGCAGGCTTAACAGAATCTGCAATCAACAGCTTGTTGTCAGTAGCATTCTAAACTAATAGAGAGTAACGTTCTAATAAAGGACGTTGCTCTCTTATTATATATAAGGGTGGGTGTAATGTACACGTTTGGGTGGGAATAACACTGACTAACACATTGATTCTCAATATATTCTGTGTGAATGTGAGAAGAGCTGTGTACTTAATTACCACTTATTCCCACATATTAACACATCATTAATTCACGCTATACAATACAATATATATAGCATTAAATAGATATTATGCCACAATTAGCAATCAGAACAGATGACGATCATGAACTATGGGTAGATAGAGATATCATTCATATACCTAGACTAGGAGACAATATACATCTTCCTTATGATAGTTATAAGATATATAGAGTTATAGAAGTTAATTGGATGTATGGTGAGAGTAATAGTTATTCTATTATGGTTATGGTCAAGACATTATAGAGATTTTAATATAGGTATGTAGCATAGGTAGAGGTCCTTAATATGAACCAATGCAAGTTAGATGTGGATTACCAAACATCCAAATAGGTGTGAAGCCTATTATTAACCAACACACAAACTAAAACACACGATTATGAAACTAATCAAGCATCTCATTAACATTATGTTCCTATGGAGCATTCCTTTCATTCTATTAGGGTTCTTTAACCTGCTTACGTGGTTCTCATTCAGCTATACAGCTGCTGTGACTTCCCCATTATGGATTACAATTATGTTCTTCTATTGTCTTATTGCTTCCATATTATATGGATTGAGCTCTGGTGAAGAAGATGACATGTCACTCTTTAAACCATAATACAATGAACGAACTACCAGACTTTATTACAATACAATATTAGTGGTTAGTTTGTGTGAGATAGGGCTCAGCTTCCCCTGGCTGGGTCCTTATTTTTAACACAAATAACCTATATTTGCTAACAGACACTAAAAACACACGATATGTTTACATTAGCCAAGCTTGTACTCAAATCATACATGCCCAAGCAATTAGAAAAGGGCATGTGGTTTAAGAAAGAACACAGTGATGTGCTCTTAGGTAGAGTATATAACTACTTTACCATATATGAACTAAAAGAGATACCAAATGACATGTATCATTATATGTCTATGAATGGTGCTCCTGTTGAGCCATACATTGTTATGCCAACACAGAATCTAGATGATAAAGAAGAAATCCTTGCCACACCTGAACAAATAGGTTGGTGGGACCAAGGTGATACTGCTGATGACCTAGAAGATCTCACTGTTGACATCATCAATGCATATATCTATGGCGAAGAAGGTGAGGATGGTTACATAGCATTAGAAGTCTTTGACTCTGAAGATGAAGAAGGCATACATAGAAATGTAGTGTTCTTTCATAATAAGGTGACTATGAGACATGTAACCTTTGTAGATGAGCATGAAGAAGGTTGGGATGATGATGACGAAGAATATGAGGATGATATAGATGAGGATGATTTAACAGACCATGATCCTGAACTAACAGATGCAGACCATGAAACAGAATAACTCATTAAAAACCAAAGAAATGAAGAGATTATATGAAATTTTATTTGAAGGTAAGAAGCCTGAAGAACAGCCATTAAAGCTTGAGATAAAGCTTAAGTCTACTGCTACACCACAAGAGCATATAGACATAAATACATGGTATAAGTTAATAAATGATTTAAACGATAAGAAATTAAGGTTAGGTTAGGTAGTGTGGTTAGTAAGCGAAAGCCCTGCAGAAATGTGGGGCTTTTTATTTAAGTAATTCATTAAAAACAAATATATGAAAGCAAAAGGACAGAACAACTACTCCAAATTTGAGTTAAGAAGGATTAAATTTATGATGGACGAAAACAAGCGTGCTACAAGACCTATGTCTATAGCTAAGTTATCTAAGTTTGTAGCTGCAGAGTTAAAAAGACAATCTAGTGGTGTCTACATTAAAATGTTAGATATGTCACCAAAAAAGACTAAGCGTCAAGCAGTTGTGACAAAGACAGTATCTACAAAGATGCCTATTAACAGATCTGTTACATTTAGAAAGCCTACAAAAATAGAGATATCTGAAACAGGTATGACATTCTTCTTTTAACCATTAATACTAACACACATGTCTTACAGCCTAGTCTTTAGTGCAAAACCAAATTGCACACATACAATCCAGGTTTACGAACCAAACCAACAAGATTCTCCTTATGCAAGGAGCATTAAAGCGTGCTCTAAACTAATAGATGTTATATTTGCTGTCAAAGCACATTATACACCATCTAGACGTTTACACATCAAAGGACGCAGATATATGTATATTAGTTCTGATGAGTACAAACTTATTAGATTTAAAAACTATTAGAATGATTTATTTTATTATCTTTGTATTACTGATATGGATATGGCTTATATCTGAATGGATAAACGCTCCACATTATACTAATACACATAAAAATGATTCTACAGCTTAATCCAATGATTCCAATCCTAAGGCTGAGTGATAAAATGGAAGGTTATGCTTTTTTGGTTATAGATTATAGCCAGGAGCATAATCTTCTATTTACTTGTGCCATGAATGATGGACAAATATGGACACTCACAAACAAAGAGATTAGATTCTGCAAGAACATTTCTTTAGAAAGATATAATATAAATCTATGATAATATTCTACATTCAAATAGTCTTAGCAATAATATGCTGGACATATATGGTAATTTACGTATATAAACGTTTAAAAGACAAATATGGCAAAAAGTAAAAAACAAATAGACAAGCTCAAAGCTCATTTCTTTATGTCTGTAAGTGATGGTAATGTAACTACACTATATGATGATAATGATGATAAATCAATATTAGCTGCAGGATTTGCATCAGCTATGATGGAAGATAGTTACTTATTAGATGCTATCAGTGCAGCATTTCTTATAACATTGGAGCAAAAAGAGAAATAAACTTTTAATTATGAATAAGTATTTTTCATTTCATGAAGGCTTTTATAAGCTATTTAAGTCTAAGCAAAGATATTATCTATGGGATATGATTAAATGGTGTGTTAAAGAGTATTTTAAAACATACACAAGATAACCTATGAACATACTCATCTATGATATTGAGACAATGCAGGAACTATTCCTCATTGGCATATATAATCCTGAGAGCAAAACTTATACAGAGTTTGAAGTGAGTAAGGATAAGAACCAACTAGATGGGTATATGAGGTTTATTGAACAACACCCTGAATACTATTGGGTTGGTTATAATAACTTACGCTTTGACTCTCAAGTGATTGAGTGGATCTTGCGTAACTATGATGATTGGCATGAGCTTGCTGCTTTTGAAATAGCTGCTAAGATAGCACAAAAGGCTGCTGATATCATACATGATGCTAACTATGATGTATTCCCTGAGTACAGAGAAGAATGGCTTACACTAAAGCAGATTGATTTGTTTAGAATCAATCACTATGACAACAAGAATAGAATGGTCTCACTAAAAAGGTTAGAGTTTGAGATGGATCTGGAGAACATTGAAGAGATGCCAGTACACCATACTAAAACAAACATGACTGATGATGATATTCAACTAACTAAAGACTATTGTAAGAATGATGTTATGGCTACCTATGAGTTCTACAAGGTGACAACAGGTGATACAGACCATCCATTGTACAAGGGTAACAATCAAATAGAGCTGAGACAAGACATTGAAGAAGAGTTTGGTATACCATGCTTAAACTATTCTGATAGCAAGATTGGTGATGAGATGATTAAGAAGTTCTATTGTCAAGAGAAGAACATACAATACTCTGATTTACCAAAGAAAGGTAAGTTTAGAACTGAAGTGAAGGTGAGACATTGTATAGCTGATTACATTACATTCCAAACACCAAAGCTAAAAGATTTCTTAAAGAAGGTTAGCAAAGAGGTATTGACAATGAAGGATGAATTCAAAGAATCATTACAATTTTATGAAAATACGTACACGTTTGCAAAGGGTGGCCTTCATACAGAGAACAAACCAAAGATTTTTGAGTCTGATGAGGATTATGAAATTATTGATTGGGATGTGTCTAGCTATTATCCAGCTATTATCATTAACAATGGTAGATATCCTGGTCACTTGGGTAAGGAATTCTTACTTGGGTACAAAGCAATGTTTGATAAAAGGTTGGAACTCAAACCAATGGCCAAGAAAGACAAGAAAATAGCAGGTATTGTTGGTGCTCTTAAACTTGCAGTTAACTCTGTGTATGGTAAGTCTAGTGACATGCAAAACTGGATATATGACAGACAGCTAACAATGTTTACCACTATCACAGGCGAACTGAGTCTTCTTATGCTCATCGAAGCATATGAACTAGCTGATATACATGTTATATCTGCAAATACAGATGGTGTAACTATTAGGATTAAGAAATCACTAATAGATAAGATGCATGAGATTAATAAGTGGTGGATGGATCTAACTAGCTATGAGCTAGAGCGTACAGACTATGCTAAGATTATATTCTCTACAGTAAATGACTATCTAGCAATTAAAACTAATGGAGAAATCAAAAAGAAGGGTGACTTCCTTACAGACTTTGAACTACACAAAAATAAGTCTGCCAGGATTGTACCTATTGCATTGGAGCAGTTTTTTGTTAATGATGTGCCTGTGGCTACCACCATTCGCAATCATACAAATATATATGACTATTGTCTCAGGCAAAAAGCTAGTAAAGACTTTCATTATGAAGGTCATAGCAAAGAGACAAAGACAGTCTACAATAAGCTGATTAGATATTATGTATCCAATACAGGAGAGAAGCTACTGAAGGTGAAGAATCACAATTCAGATAGCACAGCTGTTGATATATCACAAGTGGAAGCAGGTGATTGGGTGATGCATGTATGCAACAATCTAAAACCAGACCATCCATTAGATAATATCAATCATGCATATTATATTGAGCGTGCTGAACGCATAATACACAAGATACAACTAGAGGGTAAGAAACGTAAAATCATTGTTAACCCTAATCAAATTAGTTTGTTCTAATGGCAAAGATAAATAGAGAGAATATTGGTGAGCACTTGGTAGACTATCAATTAGGAATGATTGGTAAGTCTACACAAGAAGCATATATGACAAGAGAATGGTATAGCAAATGGACTATGACACAAGAACAACATGATCAGTTCAAAGCTTATGCTATACCATTGATGAAAAAGGTATTTAAAATAAACAAAGCAAGAGCTGAAGCAAACTTTCAATGGTTTGACCTACAGTTTGGTTTACGTATTAAAGATTAATTTATGACTAATCAAAAATATATAATTAGTTCTGTAAAGACATCGTCCAGCAGATCTCTCTCAAAAAGAGGGGTTAATTGGTGGATATATACAACAACACCTAGAAAGAAGAAACACAGTGGTCCATTCTATTCTAGATGGGAAGCACAACAACAATTAGATCAAATTTTAAACAGATAGTTATGGGAGCAACACAATTTAAAGTAAGATACAGTGGTAAAACAGCAGATGAAGCATATAGAAAAGCTTGTGATGACGCAGAAGAAGAATATGGTCATCAAGATGGATATAATGGTACTATCAGTACTACCCCTGGATTCAGAGATGAAACAGAAGCATATGGTAAAAGTAAGTTTGATGATGTATCTGCTTATATACGTAATAGATTTGAAAACATGAACAAATATGATTGTTCAGCTATATGTATTAGACAACCTATTGCTAATAAGAACAAGACTAAGTCTCACGTGGAGCACATTGTAACACCTGGTACAAAGAAATGGGTTCTTAAATATGTAGTGTTCAATGATTATAATGATCAACTAATTGGATCTTTTTCTACTAAAGGTGATGCTGTTAAGAAAGCTAGAGACATTACAGAAAAGCACCAAACCTCTACATATATAAATATGGAGAAAGTGCTTGAGAAAGGTGATAGAAGAGTAGCTAAGATAACATACAAGAAAGCACCAACAGAAAGAGATGGTGAGTGGATATTCTTTGGTTATGCAGCAGAATAATTAAAATTAAATAAAATGCCAGATATTTCAATGTGCAAAGGTGGTCATTGTATGCTAAGATTACAATGTCACAGATATACAGCAACAGCTGAACCTTTAGGTCAATCATTTTTCTCAGAACCTCCATATAAAGTAAACATGATGCTAGATGAACACAATGCTAATCTAGGTGTTGTCACAACAGCTTGTGCTTATTTTTGGAATAATGAAAAATATAAAAAAGATGAGCAAAAACCTACAAATTAATGATGATTGGGAGAGAGAATCTCTCAAGGATTTAGTATATTTGCAAGAGACACAACAGATACTTGAAGAGGAGTTTAGAAGAATAAAACTACCTGCTCAGATAGTAGTAATAGATAAAGACAAAATACTAAACAGAGAACATGAACATCAAAGTAACCCCTTACCATTTTGAGCAGTTGCTTAAAGATGGATTTACATTAGACATGATATTTCTTCTCAAGCTGATAGATGAAGAATTTGATATCAAGACATTAGCTGAAGGAGGAGCAAAGACAGACATGCTATGTCAAACTTTACGTAGAAAAGGACTAATGTCTGAACAATTTAAGATTACAGTGTTAGGTAGGAATCTATTGGAATTCATGAACTCACGTGCTAAGACTAGCAAGATTGTAAAGAAAACACAAACCTTTGCTGAGTTTGAGAGATGGTGGGCTGCTTATCCAGGAACAGATATCTTTACACATAAAGGTAAAAGCTTCTCAGGTGGTAGAACATTACGTGTTTACAGAGATGACTGTCAAGTAAAACTAGATTCTATTCTTGCTGAAGGAGAATACACTATTGATCAGCTTATAGCAGCATTAGAATATGAAGTGTTACAGAAGAAAGAAAACTCTTTCAAGACAGGTACAAACAGGTTGACTTACATGCAAGGTAGTCTCACTTATTTGAATCAACGCTCATTTCAAAACTATATAGAGCTTATCAATCAGGGTGTGGTAATTAAAGAGGCTGACGAACCAATTAAAGGAATGGACATATGAGTTTTGAAGATTTAAAACGAGAAGTTCAAGCTGGCCTAGATGGTAGAAACAATGGTATACCTATGGGCTTTGACAGATTGAACAGATACATTGGTATCAGGAAGTCTATGTACACACTTGTAGGTGGTCTCACTGGATCAGGTAAAACTAGCTTCATTGATGATGCTTACGTTTTAAATCCATTTGATTGGTATATTGCTAACAAACCACCAGAGCTGAAGTTACGCATCATATATCGCTCTATGGAGCGTAGTAGAACGTATAAGTATGCCAAGTGGGTAAGTAGAAAGATATTCCTAGACCAAGGAGTAGTTATTCCTGTGCCAAAGCTATTAGGTTGGACAGAGAAGATGACGAGTGATGAGCACGATTTGTTCTTGATGTATGAAGATTATATGGAGAACATGAAAGATGTTATTACAATCATTGATGGACCAGAGAACCCAATAGGCATAGCTAAGCATCTAAGAGACCATGCACTAGAGAATGGTGTAATAGAAGATGTAGATAAATACAACAAAAGATACATTCCTAATAATGAGAATGAACTAACTATTGTTGTTATTGATCATATAGGTTTATTAAAACCAACAAAAGACTATCCTACTAAAAAGCAACTGATAGATAAAATGTCAGATGAGCTTAGATATGCTAGAGATATGTATGGTTATAGTCCTGTGATTGTCAGTCAGTTCAACAGAGACATTTCTAGTCCAATGAGATTAAAGAATGGTGATGTAGAACCACAGTTGGAAGACTTTGCTGACAGTTCACAGACACAGAACGATGCTGATGTTGTCCTAGCATTATTTGATCCTATGAGATACAAGGTGCAAGACCCATCAGGCTATGACCTGAACAAACTCAGAGATGAGCATGGTGCAAAGTATTTCAGATCCTTGAGACTTATCAAGAATTCTTATGGTGAAGATGATGTAAGGATTGGTCTAGGCTTCCTAGGTCAGATTGGTATGTTTAAAGAACTACCAAAGGTTAAGTATATGAATGAAAACGTATACAATGAGATTATTAATAAAACTTTTTTTATAAACAAATAACATGAGATTAAACGTTAAAATGTATAATACATTACCCACTAAGAAGAGCCATTGGTGGCAAGTGGTGTTGTTTCCTACAGTGAGTGTGATGAACAACATACAAAAACATGACCCATACTTAGCTGTGAATGCTGAGTATTTGTTCTGGTCAATTACAACAATTATAAGCTATGGCAAAAAAGGTCAACACCCTTACGTTACGAGATAAGAGACAACAAGAGTTTGCTCAAGTGTTCTTAGACCATGGTGAATTTGGTATTCTAAACTTGTGTCCTAGATTTGGTAAGATATATACAACTATCAACATCCTGGAGAAAATGGATAAGAATATCAACATCCTCATAGCATATCCTGATTTAAAGATTAAGGATGCTTGGGAATCAGATTTTAAAGCTAGAAAGTATAAGAATCCAAACATCACTTATACAACACATCTATCTATTAAAAAGCACATAGGAGGCTTTTGGGACCTAGTTGTACTTGATGAGATACATTTACTCTCTGAAGCACAAATAGAGGCTGTAAAGGAACTTATGTGTGTAAGTGTGCTTGGTTTAACAGGAACCTTAGCATCAGATACAGAAGAAACATTAGGACTAGAGTTAAAACTACCAGTTTTAGCTACGTATTCCATAGAACAAGCAATTAGAGAAGGTGTTATCACAGACTATGAAATCAGAGTTATCTCTGTACCTTTAGATAACAAGGTGGCAATCAACTATAAAGGTAAAATGAAGACTGAGAAGAAACAGTTTGATGCTTATGGTTGGGTCATAGATCAGATGGAAAGACAGAGAAATAATACAATGTTCTTACGTTTAGCTAGGATGAGAATTATCCAAGGCAGTCTTGCAAAACTTAACAAGACTAAAGAACTCTTAGCAAAGCATAAGGACGAGCGTATTTTAGTATTCTGTGGGGTCACAAAGATTGCAGATGCATTAGGCATTCCTGTATATCATAGCAAAGCAGGTGACAAAGAAGTGTTTGAAGACTTTGCATCTGGAGGAGGTAACCACCTGGCTGTTGTAAAGATAGGTAATACAGGAGTTACATATAAGCCTCTTAATAGAGTGATAATCAATTACTTTGATAGCAACGCTGAGAATCTTGCACAAAAGATTAATAGATGCATGGCTATGGAGTATAATACACCTGATAAGAAGGCACACATCTACATCATCTGTTCTACAGAGGAAGTAGAGAAGAAATGGCTTAGAAAAGCATTAGAATTTTTTGATAAAAACAAAATAGTATACTTATGATATTAGAATTAGTAGAAGAAATAAACCCAGCAACTGGTACAATGTACGTAGTGAGAACTGACAATAATTCTGTCAAGTGGTTTTCTAAAAGAGAAGATGCAGAAGCGTTCTATGACGCAATATTAGCTGATATAAATTTATTAAAACAGCAAAAAAATGTTTTGAAATCAGAAGAAATTGATGTACCTTTGGAGGAAACAAATCAATAAAAAACATGGCAAGCAAATTAATTGGAATTGTTGGTTCTACAGGAACTGGCAAGTCAACATCAGTGAAACATTTAAATCCAAAGGAAACTTACATCATCAATGTTGCTAAAAAGGAATTACCTTTCAAAGGAGCAGAGAAGTTGTACAACGCAGAGAACAAGAACTACAAAGAAGTGGATGATGCAAATGAGATTACACGTCTATTAAAGACTATCTCAGAGAAAGCACCACACATTAAGAACATCATTATTGAAGACTCTAATTACATTATGGGATTCAATATGATTGCTAAAGCTACAGAAGCTGGCTTTACTAAATTTAGCATAATGGCTAGAGATATGGTAGAGTTGTTTAGAGAAGCAAGACGCTTACGTGATGACATCAAAGTGTTCTATTTCACACACCCTGAAACTATTGAAGATGGTGGTGAGATTATAGGATATAAGATTAAGACAGCAGGTAAGTTGATTGACAATCAGATTGTCCTTGAGGGTTTACTAACAGTGTGTTTATACACATACGTGGAAGAGAGCAAAGATGGCACAGCCACATATAACTTTATAACTAATAGGTTTAGAAAGTATCCAGCAAAGAGTCCTGATGGAATGTTTGCAGATATCAAGATGCCTAATAACTTACAAGAAGTAGTCAATGCAATTGATGAATATTACAATTAAAAACAATTAAATCCAGAAAAAATGAGTAACATTGGAGGAGAAAAAAGAGAAAACCCAGTATTTGAAGACAAAGAATTTGCCAAAAAGGTTGGCTTATTCGAAGCAAAGGTGATTGCAGTAAACCCAACAAGAGAGCAATATGCTGACGTATTGGGTAGAGAACTAAAAGAAGACAGTAAAGCTACTGACTACTTAGGTACAAGTAAAGATGGTAATGCAAGATTACGTTTAGACTTTTGGTTAGAAGAAGTTAAATCACAAGACAAGTACAAACTAACTTTCTTTATTGAGAACAAAGAGAAAGAAAATAGAGATGGTACAAAGAAACAATACATCAACAATGTAGGACGTTGTACATGGGCAGACAGTCCAAACAACTTACCAACATGGTTCAAAGAAAGAGAGAATCGTGTAGCATTTGTTGGTGAAGAAGACTTATACAATTTCTTACGCTCTTGGTTAAGTAACATTGATTTCAGCAGTAAGAAATCTACATTACAAGTGGAGTTTAATAAGTTGATTAAGGGTAATGTAAGAGAACTTAGTGAGCAGATTAACTCTGAGTGGGCTAACAGCATTGTAGCCTTAGCAACTATCAGCAGTAAAGAAACAGAAGAAGGTGTAAAAGAGTATCAGAATGTATACAACAAAGCATTCTTACCTCCATATAGCATCAAAGCTTTCAGATTGGTAGATTACAACAGAGCTGACTCAGTTAGTGCTTTACGTCAAAAGTCTTCTAAAGACTTAAAACCTCATGAGCGTTTTGTAATAAACGTAGTGGGTGAGTATGGTTGTAAAGACTTCTTTACATTTAAAGAGTTAAAGGAATATAGTTCTGAAGACAATTTAGTAGCATCTGACAAAGTTATGGAAGATGATGACAGTGATTTTTAGTGTGTCCCCTCTAAATACGAATTGGCCTCACACTTGTGGGGCCTTTTCATTAACCCTATATTATGATTAGTGGAGAAAGAAAAACAAAACTATCTATGGCTGCTATTCTAAGCAGGATATCAGAGTATGATATATTTAGATATTATATGCCTCATCAAGACTGGAGGATTAATAGGGTGACCTATTCTCCATTCAGACATGAGAACAATCCATCTTTCATGATTGGTAATAAGTTAGGCTATCTGTCATTTATAGACTATGCTGATACTAGTAAGCGTGGTGATTGTTTTAACTTTGTTCAGACATTACATAACCTTCCTAGTACAAGTGATACTTTGAAGATGATAGATAGAGACTTTGGTCTTGGTCTGTCTACAGGTGTGATGACAGGCGAGTATAAGAAGATTATATCTGAGTATAAACAACCTGAAATAGAGAAGAGATACTCTCTCATCCAAGTCAAGGTTAGGAAGTTCACAAAAAGCGAACTAGACTATTGGGCAGAGTATCACCAGGATCTCCAGGACCTTAGAGATAACAATGTGTATTCTATCAAAGAGCTATATCTTAACAAGCAAAGGTTCCCACTAGGAGAGAATGAACTCAGGTTTGGTTATCTCTATGAAGGACAGTATTGGAAGATATACAGACCATTTACTGATAAGAAACACAAATGGATGCCTAACAATGTACCCATCACAGCAATGGATGGTAAAGACAATATAAAGAACTGTAGTGTAGCATTCATCAACAAGAGTAAGAAAGACTTTATGGTGATGAAGAAGTTATTCCCCTGCAGTTGTGCTGTCCAGAATGAAGGTCTTGGATGTTTCTCACATGAGAATGTAGAATATTTAAAGGCTAACTCTGACAGACAAATCCTTAGCTTTGATGCTGATGATGTAGGTGTACAGAATTCTGTACAGATTACAAAGATGTTTGACTTTGAATATACTAACGTCCCACGTCAGTATCTAGCAGAAGGTATTAAAGATTGGGCAGATCTTGCAAAAGTCCATGGATTAAAAGTAATTGAAGATTATTTAAAAAGTAAACAAATTTTATGACAATAGAAGATTTAAAACAAGCTATTCAAGACCATGTAGAGTGGTTTGAAACCACTGAAGGTGATGATTTGGAATGTATTGGTATAGAAAACTTAGAAGGTATACTATCTGAATATTTTAACACAGAAATTAAATTATCATTAAATGGAGACGTTTAACACAACAAAGGAACTGATAATGAATACAGCAGTTCCTGTACAAACACGTACATATAAGCCAGTTAGTCATTCATCATTGATTGACCTAACATTAAACAGTATTGAGAAAGCAGGATTCAAATTAGACAAAGAGACTTACTCTTCTGCAGTGGATGGTCAGATTGCTAATGGTAGATTCTCTATCAGCAATGTTGCAGACAGTGAGATGCAATTACAGATTGGTTGGCAGAATAGCTACAACAAGCAGCTTACATTGAAGTTTGCTATTGGTACACGTATTTTGGTATGCCAGAATGGTTGTGTATCAGGTGACTTTGGTGCATTCAAAAGAAAGCATGTAGGTGAGATTCAATCATTTACACCAGGTGCTATTGTAGACTACATTGCACAAGCAGGTGAAGCATTTACACTTATGCAACAGCAAAGAGAGTCTATGAAGCAAATAGAAATCACTAAGCGTACCAAAGCTGAGTTAGTTGGTAGAATGATGCTAGAAGAGCAGTTCATTACATCTACACAGTTAAACATCATCAGTAGAGAGTTAAAAGCCCCTACACATGATTACAATGCTAAAGATAGCTTATGGGAGTTGTACAACTATACAACATTTGCTATGAAAGAATCTCATCCAGCTCAATGGATGGAGAGTCATATCAAAGCACATGCATTCTTCAATAACTATGCATTTGATCAATCAGTGCCATGGGAAGCTCAAGAAGCATCATTTAGTCAACTAGAAATATTTTAACATGAATTGGGAGAAATTTAAAGATCAGTTTCATCCTTCTTGGCATAGGTTTATGCAACCTTTCATTGAAAGTGAAGCGTGTGACAACATCTATAAATATCTCAAATCTGAAAGTCAGAGGGGCAAGAAGATTGCTCCTCTCTCTCAGAATGTTTATAGATGCTTTATGGAGACATCCTATAACGATCTGAAGGTGGTTATGATAGGCATGTGTCCTTATCACTCTATAAAGAATGGAGAGTATGTAGCAGATGGTCTTCTAATGGGTTGCTCTACAACAGGTATATTACAGCCTTCTCTAATAAAGTTTTATGATGCTATAGAGAAAGAGTTCTATTCAGGATTGTGTGTAACCTGCGAAAGATCACCAGACATGTCATTCCTAGCTAAGCAGGGTGTGTTGATGTATAACGCAGCTTTGACTACAGAAATTAATAAAGCAGGCTCTCACATTGATCTGTGGGAACCCTTTACTAAGTATCTGTTAGAAGAGGTGTTGGCAGTAACAGGAGCACCTGTAATCTTCCTAGGTAAGGACGCAGCTAAATATCAAAAGTATATTGCTCCATTCACATGGAACTTTACACTAAGTCATCCAGCCAGTGCTTCTTATAAGCAGACTGATTGGGACACAGAAGGAGTATTTACAAAGGTAAATACAATATTAAAAGAAAACAATAACACATCAATAGATTGGTTATTAGATTCACCATTTTAAAAACACAATTATGTATACAGTAAAACATGGAGGAGACATCCAAAAAGGAGATTTAATAGCAGTAAGTAATGGTAATGACTTCACTGTTGGTATTTATTTTGGTAGAGGAGCAGGTGGTACAGTTCAATATTATAGATACACTACCCCTAGACATTGTAAAGAACGTCATAATAACAGAGTGACTAGTATTGGTGCTGAAAAAGCAGGTCCATTTACAATTAAATGTCTTTGGAAAGACTTTCTAAATACACCAAGAGATACCAGAATACTTAAATTGAACAGATATAACATTACAGATGAAAAGGTAATAGAAGATATACTAGAAGCAAAAGAAATACTACAAGAATTGAATATTACAGTAAACTACTAGACACATGATACTCGAAAAACAAACAGAATCACACATCCTTCAGGAAGGAACCACACAGGAAACTGTGAAAATGTCACTAGACTTAGATTCTGCACAAGTATTGATGCAGATGTTAAGTAAGAATCTATATTCAGATTCAATAGGCTCTACTATCAGAGAATGTGCATCTAATGCACTAGATAGTCACAGAAGAGCTGGATGTGACGAGCCTATTATTGTTTCATTCAAAAGAAACAGTCAGGCAGATACGTATGAATTTGCTGTTGAAGACTTTGGTATTGGCTTAGATGCAGATGATGTAGTAAATATCATCAGTAAGTATGGTAAGTCAACCAAGCGTAATAGCAACACAGAATTGGGCATGATGGGTCTTGGTTTCAAGGCTCCATTGGCATATAGCTCTAGCTTCTACTTTATAGCTAGAAAAGATTATATGGAACGTAAGTATATGATGTACGAAGGAGAAGATACAAACAGTATTGACCTTTTGTATGAGAAGCCTACAGCAGAACCAAATGGTGTAAAAGTGATTGTTCCAGTGAACTATTCTGATAGATACAATTTCACTAACAAAATCAAAGAACAATTGGCTTATTTTGAGAATGTTTATTTTGAGGTGGACAGCTCATGGGGAAGAGTGGATAATGATTTCATAATTCACAGAGCAGAACACTTTCAATATTCTAGCTTAGCTACTAACAATGATATGCATTTATGCTTGGACAATGTTAGTTATCCTATTGATTGGGATAAACTTGGTATAAGTAGAATAGGTATCAAAATGGCTTTGAGATTCAGTCTTAGTGATGGATTGTTCCCTACACCAAACAGAGAAGCTCTTAGATATACACAAGAAGCTAAGCAAGTTATTCTTAACAAGATAGCTGCAGTGGCTGATGTGTTCATGAACAAGTTTAATGAAGCCATCACTACACAAAGTGATATCAAAGCTATTATGCAATTCTACAGTAGAAACAGCAAACATATTAAGTCTTGGTACAAGGGTACAGACGATGATGTTTGTATAGATGATCTTTTAGTACATTCTTCTATACCTGTAGCACAGCCTAAACTAGATAGCATAAAGTTGTTGAACTTAGAAAGACTTGCTGTAAAAGCCAAGGAGTATATTCTTGCTGAATACAAGTTTAAATATAGATTTACTGGTAAGTTTCAAAGTATGAAAAGTTACTATCATGAGTATCTAAGAATTTCAGAATTTACAAGTTATAACTTTGGTGGTGTGTATATTTATGAGAATGAGCTTTCTAAAGGTAAACAAGACTATCTAAGAACTATTCTACCAGATAATAAACAGATATATTTTGTTAAGAAATCACCATTTAAACTTAAAGCTAAAGGTGGTCAAGTAGATTATGCTAAGTATTATGACTCTATATTAAACTTATCAATGTATCCTAAAGCTCAATGGAGACAGCTTATTCAAGAGTTCCAATATGTAGTGGGTCTGTATGCTAAAGACTTTATAGATGTAGATGCTATTGAAATTCCACAATCATTTAAGGATGCTCAGAAGGCTAAGAGACTGAAGATGTCAGTTGCAGCTGCATCTGTAAAGGGTCCTAAGAAGATAAGAATGAAAGGTGAATTCTCTGGTAAGGTGGGTACACAAATGCAAATAGATCTATCTGATCAACATTGTAAGTTTGTTCCTACTACATACAAAATGGAAGACATTCATAAATTGAATAAGTTAAGTGTTTATGCTAAAGAATCTGATAAGAAGAAAATGGACAATGCTTGGTCTTGTTTTAATAAACATGCATCATTTGTATTAGTTGCCCAAGCAACCTATGATAACTTACAGAAAGCAGATTTACATAACTGGATAACAATAGATAAATTTATGGAAGGTAAAAATAGACCATTTAAAACAGTAGCTACAGAATTTCTAATCAGGGATTTGATCGAAACATATAGTGCTACATTTAAAAGAATCAGTACAGTTAGAGAGATATCTACTGATTTGGCAGATAAATTACAGACACTACATAATTATCATAATAGCCAATATAGAAGTTATTGCGATGATGACACTAGGAAAGCAATTATAGAACATGCCATAGCAAACAACTTATTTGACCAACCTACATATTTGGTGTACAAGCAGGTCAATGAAGTGTTTACTAAGTTAACATTCTTAAATGTAATACTAGACACAATGGGCTATCGTGAGTCTAAGAAAGAGGGTCCAATGATGATTGCTATAGCTGATTTATTTAAATATCACAAGCATAAAGTTAATTTAGAGCATTATAAAATCAAATTAACAGAAGATGCTCCTTTAGAGGAGACATTGACACAAGACACAATTGAAGAATTACAAACAATTTAAAAAAGCAAAACATGTTAAGCTTAAAATGGTTTAAGAGTGCTATTGAACGCACAATTGAAAAAGTAGTAGAAAACAAAATTGAGCAGGCTTTTAATGAATTGGATAATGAGGAGGGGCAAGTAGCCCCTTCTTATCATCCTTCAGGAAAGCCCTATCTAAACATTAAAATGGTTAATGATACATTGACTGTTGTAATGAACGATGGCAACATCATTACTAAATCTCCAGCAACAGCAGATGATTTCAATGCTGCTAGAAACTGTAGAACAGAAGCTTGTCTATTTAATCTTGTAAGTTCACAAGAAGTTAAGGACCAAAGAAGAAAGGCTGAAGCTGAGTATGAAAAGGTAAAGGCTGTTCAAAGAGGTGCTGAGTATTTGGCTACACTTGAGCAGTTTGAAATGAAAGATGGTAGTCTTTACTTAAAAGGCATCAACAGAAGCTTACCTCCATTACTAGTAGAAGAGTTCTTAGAAGTGACTGGTAGAAACTTTGGTACAGATAATGACGAGTTTCTTGCTTTACAAAGATTCTTTATGTGGTGTTGCTTGAATCCAAGAGCTGAGGTAGCAGACAAGCTATTTAACTTCTTAAAAAAGAATGCTTTTGGTATCACTAAACAGGGCTTCTTTGTAGCTTTGAGAAATGTAGTGACATTACATGGTTCTACTGAACTTGTAGACTTTGTGTCAAATGCATATAACAAAGTGAAGGCTGTATGGAAGAAGAAACCTGATGAGTATTTAGTATTCTTAAAGGATGGTGAATACAAAATGGTTGCTAAATCTATATTTGATGAGCTAGAGACATGTGCTGGCTGTGATGGTTCTGGAACTATTCCTTGTGAAGATGATGATTATGATGACAGCGAAGACTGTTGGGAATGTAATGGTACTGGTACACAGACAAAATATCATGAGTCTGATTATGGTGAGAATATTGGTAACTTAACTGAATTATATCTTGATTTGCCTAATAGAGCAGAGAATAGATATACAGATGCTCACACAAGAACATTTGACATTAGAATTGGTAGACCAGTAGATATGCCTATGGAGCAATGTAGATGGAATACTGACGACTGTGGTGCTGAAGGTTTACACTTCACTAGTGATGAGATTCATTATGTAGGTTGTGGTGACACAAGCGTGCTTGTACTTATTAATCCAATGAAGGTTGTAGGTATTGGTGAGTCTAAGGGTAGATGCTATGAGTATTTACCAATTATGACTGTTCCTACTGACGAAGCAACAGAAATCTTACATGACCTAGACTTTGACACATTAGAATTGGATGAGTCTTATGCTGTACGTGAACTAGATAACTTGGCTGAGAAGGCCAAACAAGGGTTTACAGAAGAGCGTAAGAAATATGATTTCAACCTACCTGCTTTGTCTGCTGTAGAAGTTTATACAATTGTTAAGAGTCTTGATGAAATAAAGCAAGAAATATCTAAAAGAATTGTAAAAATTGATTAAATTTGTAGTCCCAGGGAGAAATCCCTGGGCTATTTAATACAATATTATGGCAACAGCAAAGAAAAAGGCAGTTAAGAGAGTTAAAGCAGTTAAGGTGAGAAATGCTGGTACAATGACTGAATCTGCTTTTTGGAGTTTTATTAGAAGTACATTAAGACAGAAATCTAGATGGTGGAAGCCTATTACAGAATGTAGGCTCAAAGCTAAGCGTAATTATAAAGGACCAAACAAAAGACAAAAGTTTGAGTATCAATGCAAAGCATGCAAGAACTGGTTCCCTCAGAAACAGATTAATGTGGACCACATCATTCCTGCAGGATCACTAAACTGTGCTCAAGACTTGCCAGGATTTGTAGAAAGATTGTTCTGTGAACAGGACAATTTACAGTGTTTATGCACTACATGCCACGATAACAAAACAAAAACAGATAAAAATGAAAAGACAAATTCTAAAGCTTCATGACAAGAAGTATGCAAACCTACTTGATGACAGAGTCAAAGAATGCATTCTAAAGAATGAAAACTATGAAATTGAGTACAGAGGTAAGACGATGATACTCACTTCAGAAGATCTCAAAACAAAGTGCCTAAGCAGGCAGTATATTGAGAAGCCAAAGTATGGGGAAAAGCCATATCATTTGTTATCTTATTTATGGGAACCTACTAAAACTACAAAAGATGAGAAAGGAACTGACTAACGTATTTGTAAGTGGAAATCCTGCATTTACAGAAGTGTGGTATGAAGGCTACATAGAAGAAGGAGATATCAAGCACCAGTTTTGGTTAATTGATCCTCAGGGTGAAGACCAGTATGGTAATGAGTATGAAATGGAGGTGAGGTGGTTCTTTAAGAACGTCCCTGCTAAGATTAGAGCAGCTCATGACCAAATTTTACAACAGTATAAATACAAGAAGAATGATACAAGGGGAAACGAAAACAGAAGCTCAATATAGAGCAATTTATCTAGACAGCAGTTCTAGTTTAAAGGACTTTTCCATGGATAGGAAAAAGTACCATAAGAAATACATACTTAACCAAGTGGTTGAGGATGAAGAAAGTAAAGCAGCCACTACAGGTAGACTTGTAGAAACTTTACTAATGGAGCCCCATCTATTTGATGAGAAGTTTCACATATCTACATGTATGTCTACACCAACAGCTATGATGTTGGACTTTGTAGAAGCTTTGTATAAATACACAGTGGAGGCTACAGCTGAAGATGGTACAATAACTAGAAGCTTTGAAGACATGTGTAAGGATGCTTATGCAGATGCAGGCTTCAAGATTACATTAGAGGCTGTTCTTAAGAAGTTTATAGGATCTGAAGCTGAGATATATTACAAAGAGATTAGAGAGGTGAGATCTAAGAAGCTTACAGTGGTGACTACCAAAGAGATAGAAAACGCTGAGAAGATTGTTCTAGAATTAAGAACTAATCCTACCACAGCAGAGATTGTAAACTTAGTAGATGATAAGCAGTATTCTGTATACAATCAGTTACAGGTGGAAGGATATGAAGTGTTTGGTCACATGTTCAAGAGTATGATGGATAAGATGATTGTAGATCACAAGTCAAAGACTGTCCAAGTGTATGACCTTAAATGTACATGGTCTGTAGAGAACTTCTATAGTGAGTATTATCTTTACAGAAGAGCTTACATCCAAGGATTCCTCTATCACAAAGCTGCAGAGACTTGGGCTAGTGAAATGGGCTATGGAGATTATACTATTTTATATCCTAGATTCATTGTATGTGACAGCACTAATTATTCTAATCCTTTAGTATATGTAATGACTGTAGATAGTATGGACAATGCTCTTAATGGTTTTGAACATAATGGAAGACCATATCCAGGTGTTGCACAACTTATTGAAGACCTTAAATGGACTTTAGATAATGATGTGTGGAACATTTCAAGAGAGAATTATATTAATAATGGCATTGTAAACCTAAGCTAAATGGAGAGAAAACACACAATCACTAGCATATTCATTGTCCCAACTCTTAGCATTGGCAAAGACAAGTTGGTAGACAATGGATTTGTAAATGGATATATAAAAGATGGTATGAGAGATGTACAGTATGAAAATGCTGTATATCTTCTCTTTAAACCAATTAATCTAGATAAATTTAAAGTTTTTCTAGATAAGGAGTATGAAAGAACAAAGTCCATTATAGATGACTATGACTATGAAGATGGTTATGTAGTGGTTGTTTATGAAATCAATCCTAAACTGAAAGGTGATATAGAATTGATAAAACAGGGCAAATATTCTAAAACTTCTCCTGCTTTTCAAGGAATATTCCCCAAAGTTGTACAGATCAAGAAAGGTAGTATACGTAAAGATGAGATATCTTTGCAATACAGAGTCTTTAATAAGACAGAAGATCTTGTAAAGTTTTGGGAGGATAAACTAGGAATGGAGCTTCCAGAAGACTTAGAAGTTTGGCATGGTTTCTTTGAGGAATTTGAAACGTTAGACCTTAATAAAATTAAAGAGTATGTATAATAGTGATATACTAAACCATCTAATCAGTAAATATGGTATAGATGATGTAATTAAATTCTGTGACATGGAGCGTGAAAAGAATGCTCTCCTAGCACAGTCAGTAGATGAAGACAAGCAGCACCATCCAGAACCTAATGAATGGAGATTCGAAAGAGATTGGTGGGCTGAAAGTGGTAAACAATTAAAACAAAGAATATGACAGGAGCAGAACTATTAGAGACCTATCCTAAGGCAGCATTTGCTATTAAGGAGTTTTACTATGGAAAGATGATTGAGTCTTTAAGTGAAGACTCTGACATTCCACAAGACTTTAAAGAGATGGTTAAATCACAACAGTTTGATAGTGAATATGTTGCAACATTTATAGACAACAATCCTAGATTCTTATTTGATATCTTTGATGAAAATGGTATTTATATTAATGTTACAGCTTTTCCTAATAAGTTATTTATCTATTCGCTAGTGGGTGAGGTAGCAGAAGTTGGATCAACAGAAACATCTAGTACTAGAAAAGAAGCTGAGAAATTAGCCATTGAACAAGCATTTGAAATCTTAAATAACAAGTTATGAGTGATCAAATAGTATTAGAAGTGATTGAGAAGTATGCTCAGCGTAGTGAAATAGGTATTAACAAATATGGAACTACCCTTGAACAAAACAATCATGATAACTATCTAAAACACTTACAAGAAGAATTGATGGATGCCACGCTTTATCTACAGAAATTAATAAGCTTTGACAAGGAAATAACTAAATTAGTTAGAGATCATCCAAATGATACAGAGCTAGGAATGAAAATAAGAAATTTAGTTAGATAGAATTTTCTAATTCTCTTGGTTTATAAGAAGGGTTGCAGTAAATTTGCGACCCTTCATTTTTTAACTAAAAAACACAAATTAACATGGATTTAGGATTAGAAGCCTTGAGCAAGATTACCATTTTTAGCAAGTACGCAAAGTACATCCCTGAGCTAAAAAGAAGAGAGACATGGGAAGAGATAGTAGATAGATATGAGAGCATGATGATCAAGAAGTATCCTAATCTAGAGAAAGAAATTAAAGACAGTGGTACATTTATCAGAAAAAAGAAAGTGTTACCTTCTATGAGAGCTCTACAGTTTGCAGGTGTTGCAGCTGAGGTGAACAACTCAAGAATCTACAACTGTTGTTTCCTACCAATTGATAGTATTTATAGTTTCAGTGAGACTATGTTCCTATTGTTAGGAGGTACAGGTGTAGGTTATTCTGTACAAAAGCACCATGTAGACCAACTACCTACAATTGTTAAAAATGAGAAATTTAAGCACAGAAACTGGCTTATTGAAGATTCTATCATGGGCTGGGCTGATGCAGTGAAGGTATTATTAAAGTTTTATTTTGAAGGTGGTCAAAAGCCTAAGTTTGACTTTAGAGCTATTCGTGAGAAAGGAGCAAGACTTGTAACAGCTGGTGGTAAAGCACCTGGTTCTGAACCATTAAAGATCTGTTTAGCACACATTGATGCTATTATGGAGCGTAAAGAGAATGGATCAAAGCTTACATCATTAGAGTGTCATGACATCTTATGTCATATTGCTAACTCTGTGTTAGCAGGTGGTATCAGAAGGTCAGCAATGATTGCCTTGTTCAGCCATGATGATGAAGAGATGATCACATGTAAGTATGGTAACTGGTGGGAACTAAATGAGCAAAGAGGTAGAGCTAACAACTCAGCTGTTCTAGAGAGAGGAGTAGTAGGTGAAGAGGAATTCCAAGCATTATGGAAAAGAATTGAAGCTTCTGGCTCTGGTGAACCAGGTATCTATTGGACTAATGATAAAGATTGGGGAACTAATCCTTGTTGTGAGATTGCTTTGAGACCATATCAGTTCTGTAACTTATGTGAGGTGAATGTGTCTGACATCACATGTCAAGAGGATCTTAATGATAGAGTGACAGCAGCTGCATTCTTTGGTACATTACAGGCAGGCTTTACTGATTTCCACTATCTACGTGACATATGGAAGATGACCACCTTTAAAGACGCTCTATTAGGCATTGGTATGACTGGTATTGCATCTGGTGAAGTGTTACAATACAATCTAGAAGTGGCAGCTAAAATAGCAATAAAGACTAATCAATTTGTTACAGAGATTATTGGTACAAATGAAGCAGCTCGTGTTACATGTATTAAGCCTTCAGGAACCACATCATTAGTATTAGGTACAGCAAGTGGCATCCATGCTTGGCATGCTTCACACTATCTACGTACAATGAGATTTAACAAGACAGAAGACCTTGCACAATACTTAATGATTAACCATCCTGAACTAGTTGAAGATGATGTGTTACGTCCTAAGGATACAATATGTGTAAGAATTCCTGTTAAAGCACCAGAAGGATCTATTCTACGTACAGAGACAGCACTTGATACATTAGAACGTGTTAAGAGATTCTCTACAGAATGGGTTAATGCAGGTCATATTAATGGGGCTAATACACATAACGTCTCAGCAACAATATCTGTTAGAGAAGGAGAGTGGGAAACTGTAGGAGATTGGATGTGGATTAATCAGGAATTCTATAATGGTCTTTCTGTATTACCAGCATTTGATCATACTTATAAGCAAGCTCCTTTCGAGGACATTACAGAAGAAGAATATAATACACGTATTAATGCATTAAGTTCCCTTGACTTAACTAAGGTGATGGAATTAGATGACACTGTAAACTTTGGACAAGTGGCAGCTTGTGCAGGTGGTGCGTGTGAAATACAATAATTATGGAAAAGAAAGAGTTTATAAAAGACATTGATTATTATCTAGAAGATGGTTTTGTAATCTTTACAGAAAGCTATCTTAGAGAAAAAGGAGAGTGCTGTGGTAACAACTGCAGACACTGTCCATATGAAAAACCTGTTATCAAAGGTACTCAAACGATAGCAGAAGATAATAAATGATAAAATAATTTGCGTATGTATGCGTATGTATGCGTATATTTGCATATCTGTTTTTTGTTAATTGTGTCAGCCCCTGATGTTTCTACATTGGGGGCTTTATTTTTTAACAAAAAAGTATGGAAATATCAAAGAAAAATAGTAAATTTGTATCACAAAATTAACAATTATGGCAAAAGCAGCAAAACAACCAACAGACAGTGGTGTCTCTAAACTCCAAGACGCTTTGGATAAATTAAACAAAGCATATGGCACAGGTACAGTGTTAGCACTAGATTCCAAAACAGATGGTCATTATGATGTAATCAGTACAGGTTCAATTGGATTTGATTGGATCACATTAGGTACTGGTGGATTTGTAAAAGGTAAGTTGTATGAACTAATGGGATGGGAAGGTTCAGGCAAGTCTACCATCTGTGGTCACGCAGTTGCTGAATGTCAGAAGGCAGGAGGTAAGGTGGTTTATATTGATGGCGAACATGCTGTTGATAAAAATTACTTTGAAGCAATTGGTGTTGATACATCAGAGATGTTAATTGCTCAGCCAAGTTGTGGTGAAGAAGGATTTAATGTTGCATTAGAAATGATTAAGACTGGTGAGGTGGATCTATTGATTATTGACTCAGACTCATCATTGATTCCTAAGAAGGTATTAGATGGTGAGGTGGGTGATAGCTCAATTGGTTTGAAAGCTAGATTAAACAGCAGTGTATATTCAAAACTAAAGTCTGCTATGTCTATCAGTAACACATGTGTTATTGTCATCTCTCAATACAGAGAGAAAATTGGTGTTATGTTTGGTAACCCCACCACTACACAAGGTGGTCATGCATTGAAGTTTGCATCTGATGCTCGTATAGAAGTGAGCAAGTCAGCTGCTAAAGATGGTGATGTAACTTATGGTAATATTACTAAAGTGAAGTGTGCTAAGAATAGAATGAGTCCTCCATTTAGAATGACTAGTTTTGAGATTGTCTATGGTGTAGGTATTGATAAAGTGAAAGAAATCATGGACTTATTGAATGAGTATGAACTTGGTAGAAAGTATGGTCAGACAATGACATTCAATGAAATCAAATACAACCTTGACGAATTCAAACGCATGTTGTTAGACAATGAAGAATTCTATACTGAGATTAAACAAAGTATAATTAACAAGATTAAACAAATTGAACCTAAAATTGAATTAGCAAATGTTGAAAATTAAACTACAAAAGACAACAGAGGATGCAAACATGCCATTTAAAGCATCCTCTGATGCTGCTTGCTATGATGTATACGCACATAGCATCACAAGTAAAGAAGATGGTAAAGTGGTTGTAGGACTTGGATTTAAAACTGAAATCCCTAAGGGATATAAAGGCATCCTAGTTCCACGCAGTAACTTAACTAAATACTTCTGGATGATGAACAACTCCTTTGGCATAATTGATGCTGATTATAGAGGAGAGTGGATGGCAATATTTACACAAATTCCTGTTCCTTTAGGATCTCATGAAGGTTCTACATCATTTCCTTATAATGTAGGTGATAGAGTGGGTCAAATATTCTTTGAACCAGTTATACCTATAGCTTTTGAAGTGGTGCCTGAGCTAGAGCAATCTGAAAGAGGTGAAGGAGGATTTGGTTCAACTGGTCTTAAGTAATGGGTACGTGTAAAACCTGTGGTAAGAAATGTGATAAAGAATACTGTTTTCAACATAAGCCTAGAAAACCTTTGACAGCTACAAAAGGATTTAATGCTGTTAAAAGAGAACCACAGATTCAACAAATTGATGAAATGAGAAACCTTTTCTTACAGATTTGGAAGAAAAGGACACATAAGTCAGAAGTTAGTGGTGATTATCTAGGCTCTGAAGCATTACATGTATTCTTTCATCATATTTTAACAAAAGAAAAATACCCTGAAGCTAAATTAGATGAAGAAAATATCATACTTTTGACATTAGATGAGCATAGTAATGTAGAATCTGATATGTATAGATATGAAGAAGTAAACAGAAGACGTGAACAATTAAACCTCAAATATGAAAGAATCAAACAGGGAACGTAAACAGGAGATTAAATATAATGTACAGCTTAATGAAGAACAAAAAGAAGCCAAAAGACTTATTATAGAAAATCAAGTGGTAATTGTCACTGGTAGAGCAGGTTCTGGTAAGTCATTAGTTTGTGCTCAAACAGCTCTTGATTTTTTATTAAAGAAGCAATGTGATAATATATTTATTACTAGAGCTACTATTGAGGTGGGTAATTCATTAGGTTTTCTTCCTGGAGGATTAGATGAGAAGTTTAATCCTTATTTAGAAGCATTTATGGAAAATCTTGCTAAATGTAAAGAAAAGGAAACATTAGAAAAGTTAGTATCTGAACAAAAAATATTAGCCTATCCTATACAATTTATTAGAGGTAAAACTGTAGATGATGTTCTTATTGTAGAAGAAGCACAGAATCTGTCTAAAGCACAAATGTTAGCCATCTTAACTAGACTTGGTAAAACTGGTAAGATTATCATCAATGGTGATATGGAACAACAGGATACTAAAGATAGTATAAATGGACTTGCTTATGCAATTGAATTGTCTAAAAAGATTGAAGAAATCAAATGGATTAAACTTAAAGAAAACCACAGAAGTGATATAGTGGGTAAAATATTAGAATATGAGCATGGTAAATAAGATTATTACTTATGTATTAGGTATAATGTTAGTAATAGTTTTAATGAGTTTATTAATTATAAACATGGATAAAATGGAAGAACCAAAACAATTTATGATAACTGGTGGCACCTTTGATCTAGATGCTTATATAATTATTACAGATGACACAGCTTATGCTGCAAGTTATGCCACTCAAATATTAAATGAGCCCTATACAAATGAAGACTTCAAAGCAAGAGGATTAACTCTTTCTGATGAGCTTGGAACCACATTTGTAATATGGCTTCCTACTAAGAGTGCTGAAGATACATCTATTGTACATCATGAACTGTTACATTTAACATATTCTATGTTACACGCTGTGGGAATAGAACTATCTCCTGAAACAGAAGAAGTTTATACATATCAATTACAACATTTATCAAAACAATTTTACAATCAAATAAAACCAAAACAATGAGTTTATTCTTTTTTACAAGACAAGGAGAAAATGGTAAAGACTACACAGAGTGCTTTAACCTTAACAAAATGATCAGATCTATGCAAATTTCTGAAGAGGAACTATTAATCTTATTTGATGATTATTACGAGCGTTCTGAAGAAGTACCTGATGTTAAAAATGGTAAAGTGGTTGGTTCCAAAAGAGAACGTCACACTTATCAAACAGAGATTAGATTACGTGGTGAAGACATTATAAGATTTAACAATTTAAACAAATAATCATGCCAAAGTTATTAGGAAACAGAATCTACTTAGAAATGCCTAAGGAAGATGAAGAAAGTAAGTTAATTGTAGATGACAACACTAAAGAAGCATTACAAAGAGAATTGCTTAATAAGATGTCTAAGTTAAAAGTGTTACAAGTGGGCACCATTGTTACAGAAATCAAGGTGGGAGATTGGGTGTTGGTAGATCCAGCAGCTTTAAACAAAGCTACATTGGTTCCAATCAATGATGATGATGAACGTGCAATCTTAGTATCACCATTTGATGTAATTCAAATCTGGTAATATGAATCCACTTCCATTTATATCATGTAAGTGCATAACTTATGGAAGAGTTAGTACGCTTGAGGAGAGTGTTGAATCTTTCCTCAAGCAGGACTATCCTAAGGATAGATGTGAACTCATCATAGTAAATGACTATCCCTTACAAACTCTTATATTTGAGCATCCTCAAATCAAGATAGTTAATTTACCTAAAACGTTTGATACAATAGGAGAGAAGGAAAACTATGCTACAGAACTATGTCAAGGAGACATTATATGTCAATGGGACGATGATGACGTAGCTCTACCAAACCACTTACAGAATGTAGCTAAGTATATGACAGAAGAAGTTAATATTCTTCATTGGGAGACAGGAGTGTTATGTCACATTACAGGTATTGAAAATGTTGGTTGGATAGGTAACTCTGGTATTGTGTTTAGAAAAGCAGCTTGGAAAGCAATAGGGGGACATCCTCTTGAAAATGCTGGATATGATATGACGTTTATAGAAACATTACATAAGTATGGAGGTAGACTGTTTGCCAAACCACCCAAAGAAGAAGCTAGCTGGTTCTATATGTGGGGAGGAAGAGGATATCATATGAGTGGACAAGGTCATGATAAACCTGGAAAACTCAATGCTATTCAAAGACACAGTAATCACATTGAAATGGAAAGAACTATGGGAAGAATTCCTACAGGAAATGTTCATCTCAATCCTTATTGGGAAAAAGATTATAAAGAAATGTTACAAAAGAAAATAGATGAAGATAAATAAACTAATTATTGACTCTACAAGTTCTAACACAGAATTGTGTAAACTTGCTGTCAAGTATCCTACAGACAAGTGTCCCTATCATAATAACTCCACTTTACATAGACATGCTTATACGTCTGTGTATAATTTAATATTCTCACACATACGTTATAACAAACTTATAATTGGTGAGGTGGGTATATTAGATAACAACTCAATGTTATGTTGGAGAGAATATTTTCCTAATGCTTTATTGTTTGGCTATGAATATCACCAAAACAAATTAGACAAAGCAATAAATGACAAGGTTGATAGAGCATCCTATATTCATGTAGACATCACTAGTGAAGAGTCTTTAAAAGCTGTGTTTTCTGAAACCAACTTCTTTGACATCATCATTGAGGATTCAACGCATGTGTTTGAAGATCAAATCAGATTTTTAAACATAGCCTATAAGTGTGTTAAACCAGGAGGAACAATTGTTATTGAAGACATCTTCATTAAAGAAGATGAAAACAGATATATGGAAGCTATAGATCACATCAAAGAATACTTTTCATCAGCTACATTTGTTTTAGCTAATCATGATTTAAAGTTTTCTCCAGGTTGGGACAATGATAAACTATTAATATTACATAGAAACGACAAACCATGTTCTTAAACATCATCACTCCTTGTAGTAGACCTCATCTTTTACATAGAATTGCAGAGAGCATTAACATACCTAAAGAAAATTACAGATGGATTGTTGTGTTTGATTCAGACACTGTTCCTGATAGCATTCCTGAATGCGAAGCCTATTGTATAAAAGATGCAGGTAGTGTATGTGGAAATGCTCAAAGAAATTTAGCAATTGATTTAGTAACAGAAGGTTACATCTATTTTAATGACGATGACACTATCATACATCCAGAACTGTGGAACAACATTAAAGATTTAACTAATGACTTTATTCATTTTGATCAAGAAGAAAAAGATGGAAGCATTAGATTAAGACAAAGTAAAGTTAGACTAAGCTACATAGATAGTCACAACTTCATTGTACATACAACAATAGTAGGTGATGAAAGATTTGTTATACATAGAAGGGATGCAGATGGTGTATTTGCTGAAAACTGTTACAACAAATCTAAAACTTCAAACTATATTCCTAAAGTGTTAAGCACTTACAACGCACTTAGATAATAATAAAAAAAGCCCCTTAATTGGGGCTTTTCTTTTATTTTGATAATCTCTTTTGTTTCATAGGCCAATTCTTACTTCTCAATCTAAGCTTTGTATCAGCTTCCTTCATATAATTACCATCAACTGGTTTAGGAGGAGCCACCTTAGGTGCAGGTCTTGGTGTACCTGATCCTTTAGCTTTACCTGCAGTCATTGGCTTTACTGACTTTGCTTGTTTAACACTCACCTTAGCTGATTTCATTAGCAACCATTTTTACACTTACCAACAGATTTACCCATCTTAGCTTTACCAGTGTAGTTTTTACCAATTTGTCTGTCATAACTACCAAGTTGCATAGATACAGTGCCACCAGCTTTCATCATCTTCTTAGGTACTTTACCTTCTTTCTTCATAGCAATTGCAATAGCAGCTTGCTTAGCAACTTTCTTACCAGACTTAGCCATACCCTTAGCACCTGCAATTCTATCTGCTTGTGTAGGATTAGGGTTTTTGTCAATACCAGCTTTCACTGATAACATACCAAATTCTCCACCAGATTTAGCTTTAGTTTTCATTTTAGGTAATGAATCAAAACTTTTCTTGTCAAAGTTCATGCCTGTTTTACGAACAGTTGAATCTGCTTTTTTAGCAGCTGATTTTATTTTTGATACCATATCACCAGATTGAGCCTTTTTCATCTTTGCCATTTTTTATAATTTTAAATTGTTAGCATTTCCATTTACGAAGTGACTTATTAATTCTACTGTTAGGATCATTAGCAGTCTTTGAACTTGTTAGTTTCTTTTTCATACCACTCATCCTAGCACAGAATGATTTCTTTCTAGAACCTCCCTCAGGTTGTGGAGCTTTAAGACCAGGCTTACCTGGATTAGCTCTGTTGTAGGAAGCCCTACCTTTTGCATTTAGGCCACCAGAAGGATTCTTACCTTCCTTACGTTGCCAAGCTTCAGTCTTTGCCATTACTTTATAAGTTTAATACCTTTAAGTTTTCTAATAATCTTATTGGCCTCATCCTCAGCCATTGTGACTATCTCTTCTGATTTCTTCTCAGCATCCCATTTGTATAGAAGAAGAGCCATGTGCATAGTTTCATGCATTATTGCTGTCTTCTGTTCATCAGCACTGTATTTTTTAAACGTTCCCATGTTTAAGAATAAAAAGGGCTTATAAGGATCTTTAGCTATAAGCTTTTTATCTGCTGGGTCATAATTAGTAAGCCCATAGATGTACACTCCGTTACCTTTTGTCTTATCAACCTCTTCTGCTTGGGCATCTTTTAGATTTAGCCCATGCATTTCTTTAACCTTATAGTATTTGAATATGTCAGTAGCATTCTTACCAATTAGTAAGATGTACTTATCCATATCAAATTCTTTAATGTCCATCACTTCTTTTTTAATGGCTTTTTACCATAGTTAGGGTTCTCTCTATGCCATTTCTTAACAGAAGCAACACCTTGTTTAACAGTTTTAGCTTTAGACTTTTCAGTGAGGTTAATCTTGTCCCATTTACCTGCAGAAGGACCAGCTGTATGATCTACAACTATGTCTCCTTTATCACCTATACCCTTATCAACTTTCTTCTTAAATACTTTATGTGTTTGACCACCAGCTTTAACAATAGCTTTTGTCTTACCACCATTCTTTAATGATGTGCCATCTTTTTTAATTAGATGACCATTAGGAACAGGAGTGATAGAACCTTTGATAGAAGTTAGAGTGTCCCCATTTCTGAGAACTCCTTTACCTACATAAGCAGAAGCTTTCTGTGGATTATAGGGACCAGGTTTCTTAATACTAGCCATTTATAAAATTTGAAAAGTTTGTTGTAAGAGATGTCCAAGTTGAACCAGTTCTCACTTCCAATGAATTAAAATTAATAAATGCAGAATAACCATCATCAGCATTAATAAATGTACCACTAAATAAATATAAATTGTTTACAGATCCTAATGCAGGAATGATTGTATTATGTAAGATGTTATAACTTGCAACTCTTATAAGTTCTGTAGCTTGAATCATATTCTCTGAATATGTGTGAGCATTATAATAAGCATAAGAGCCATAAACAATTAATGCAAGTTGATATCTTTGATAATTGTTTACAAAAGGAGCATTTGTAGCCACTGGTGCAACACCATTTAATGTAATTGCATCAGCAATAGCTGTAGCAACAGCTCCACATGTATTATCACTTGTAGCAGAACTCTTACCTCTTCTTAACATTCTACCTACATTATCATTAGCTACAACAAGATCAGCTTGTTGTGTAATTCCTATATGAGGCATGTTAATTAACAATAATGGTCCATTTGCATTATTATTTGATGTAGTGTGACTTTGCCAAGCTTGTGCTCCTAATATACCTGTATGAGGATATCCAGCAAGACCACCACCCATGAATGGTCCAAGATAGTTATTTAATGCTGGAGGATTTTGACCTATGTTAAATATATTAGCAAACTCAGAAGCATTAACATCATCTGAACAAACTGTAGAATTCAAAACAGTATTGTATGCATCAGCACCTAAAGTATCAAGAAATCTTACTAAACTATAAGCAATATTATTAGCTAATAATGCATTTGGATATTTGGCATTAATCACTCCACTATAACTTTTAGTAGTTTTATTAAAATACTCTATAGGTTGCATCTCTTTCCAGATACCAACAGTGGGAGCACCTCTAAATAAACCAAGGCTTCCTGGAACTATATCTCCATTTCTGTTAAACCTTGCATAAGGCTTTAAAGGGATATTTGGGTTTGTTGTTGCCATATTATTTACTTTTACGAGCTTTGCCCATTGCTTTAAATGTCTTAGCTAAAGCTTTACGCTTAGGAGTACATGTAGCTTTGGTCATTGGTGTACAATATCCTTTATGTTTAGGGTTAACAGCTTTTTGAATCCATTTACCATCTTTAGCTTTAGGAGCTTTCTTCTTAGCCATAGCAGCTTTACCAAATACACCAGACTTGTCTAATTCAGCAGCTTGTTTTCTAACAATCTCATCTATTTCAGACTTCTTGTACATTTTACCAGTCATTTCACCTGGTACCATTTTAGGAGCAGCTTTCTTAGGTTTTTGAATTGTTGCCATGTTATTTCTTTTTAGATTTTAACTTAGGAGCCATTTCACCACTACGCTTCTCTATTAATTCAGATTCACGCTTTAATGCTGCTTTTCTAAAACTTGCTGGATTAACTTCTTTTGTAGCTGCTTGCTTCTTATCAAGACCAAATTGCTTTTCAGAACGTCCATTCTTTGCCATCTTAGTAGCACCAAGTTCTTTATCCATAGTTAACTTAGCTTTGCCTTTAGCACCTGCTAAGGTAGCTTCTTGAACTTTAGTCCAAGCACCTTGAGGGTCAACAGGACCTACACGCTTATCAGAAGCTTTCATTCCTGAAAGACTACCCATTCTATCTTTTTTTACAGTTGCCATTATTTTTTAGTTTTAGCTTTTATTTTCTTCTCTTGTTTTAACATAGCAGCTGTAGGCTTCTTTCCAGATCCTTTAGCAGCTCTAATATTGTCCCAAAGACCACGCTGTGAAACAGAGCCATCTTTACGTTTAATCATTTCTTTTGCCATTATAAACTAGCTTTATTTTCAGGAACCTCTACTACTATACCAACTTCAACTGCAGCAGCCAATGCCTCTTCAAGAACATCTCCTGCTTGTTTAGCTAATAGAATAGTTTGTGCTTCCTTTGTATTAATAACTGCACGTAGTGCGTTCAATAACATTCCAAATTGTCCACCATCTAATACAAACTGGGTATCTTTTTCCCATGTGTACTTTTTAGTTGGATCAAACTTAGGAGTTTGAGGTTCTTGTTGAACTTCTTCAAAATTGATAATCTCTGACATATAATTGTTTTTTTGGTTTAGTCACAAAGATATGCATTTATTGCGTATCTTCCAAATTTATTTCAAACGTTATAGTTGCTGAACTTTTGATACTTTTAGATAGGTTTAGTCTAATCTTAAACATATTATGTAACTTCAATATCTCCTGCAATAGCATGTCATTGTACATAGGCAATGAAGGTGCTAGTCTAAAGTGATACGAATGTGGATTCTTAGTTATTTCAAGTGTAGACAGTTCGTCTACAGATGATATAACTCCCTCAAGGTGTGCAAAATAAGCTATTTCATTATCTTGCATCACCTCAGGAAAGAATTTCTTATTTATTTGCATTAAGACAAACTTAAACGATACAATGTTTGAGCAGCTTCTCCAGACAAGCTTTGAGCTACATTTTCAATATCAGGCATGTTGTTTTCTTCTCCAAACTCTTCAAGATCTTTTGCAAAAGAAACTAGGTCTTTTACCACTTTATTAGACATACCTGAAGCATAATCTTTCAAAGCATCAATTTTAAATGCTTTAACTCTTTTGCCTGCATAGCCCATAATTTTTTCTACAATCTCATCTTGTAAATCTCCCACCTTATCATACAGTTTACCTAAAGCTTCATGCTCAGCAAATGATGTAGTTTGCCAATGTAATAGATGTAATTGCTCATAAAAGAAAGAAAGCTTCCCAGCTATTGTTTCCAAATTTAATTCTCCTGATTTCATCATCTCATCAGGAAATAGTGATTTAAGTGCCATTATATATTGGTTTTATTATCCACCACTAGTTGTTGTTGTTGTAGTAGTAACAGGTCTAGTTGTTGTTGTAGTTGTTGTACTAGTAGATGATGTAGTGGTTGTTGTACTAGTAGATGATGTAGTGGTAGTAGTTGTATTACTAAAGCTCACTGCAGGATCTGAAGCAGAACATGAACAACCAGCTCCTGCTGTAATAACTGTTGTAGTTCCAACAGCATTTGTAGCAGACACAGAACCAGTTACAGCACAAATAGTAGCCACTAATAAGTTAGTACCAACTAAATTTACAGTTTGTGTACTGTTGTCAACACCAGATCTGTAAGTGATAACACTTGATACAGCACCTGAAGCAGTTGCTACAACTCGATAAGATGTACCACCGCTATTACATTCATAGCCCTGTACTTGCTGAAAGTTACCCACTTTTGGTTTGTTTCTACGTAGTATTAAACTACCTGGAACTACTCTGCCACTACCATCGTAGCGAACATAAGCTTTTAAATTTTTATTGCTTCCCATAATTTTGTTTAATTAGGTTAATAGTTAAGGTTATATTTATTTTTTATTTCTGTTAGTTGTCTAGTGTAGTAATAAGTGGCATATTTTTTAGAAGTCTCATCACTAAGCACTTTTAGTACGTGTGTATCTAGAAAAGGATCTTTACCAGTGTGATATGCTCCTTTATAGAAAGCAGGATATCCCATACTGCTTTGTCCTGTAATACCTGCGTTATGTAATATAGTTGTTCTATCAAGCTTCTCTATAGGATCTGAAGACCAACAGAATTCCATTTCAGGAATGTTCTTTGCTTCTTGTTCTCTAAGCCAAATGTTCCATAACACAGCCCACATATCTGCACACCAGCTTTGGAACCCTGCGTTCTCATCTTTAAAGAACTCTTTGTTTATGTTCTGAAGATATGTACGAATAAGTACACAATCATTCATCACCTTCTTCCAGAAGTTAGCGTCTATGTTCTTAAGGAAATATTGAGCTCCTCCTGAGTGATCATTGTTAGCTTCAGCTATCTCTCTTGTTATACCCACTAAGCTTGTAAGCTCAGCTAAGACATCTCTAGTTTGGTATTCTTCCACCTTATCTAATAAGACATCTCTTAATTTACTATCAAAATATGAAGCATTGATATAGCTGTTTGTATCAGACAAGTAGTTTACATCATCATCTTTAAACTTGTCAACATCAAATTTATCTGTAAAGATTACGTCACAGTCACAGTAAAACACTGCTTTGGTGACCATATCAGGATTGTCCTGGAAATATCTCATTAAGCAATAAGGACGTAGAATAGGAATATAAACTCCTAAATACTGACTTACATCTCCTGAATCCTTGTAGAAAGCAAACTTTGCTTCAGGATACAGTTCCATGATCTTTTCCCACTTGCCATTGTATTCTCTAAAACTAGGTGTATACACTAAAACAATTGCTTTGTCTGAGTGTCCAAGCTTCTTCAAGCTTTCCAACCATAGATGTACCTGCCATGTGTAGTATACATCATCTGGCTGGGCACAGATAAATTTAAGATCCTTCATATATGTAGTTTGTTGGTTTTCTCTTTATTAAGGAGTAGCTGTAGTTGTTGTAGTGGTGGTAGCAGGAATATTCCTACCCATCACTCCTGTTAAAGCTTCTAATTGCTTAGATATCTGCCAAAGTAGTTTAGCCTTTTGGCTCCAGCCTATTTGTTGAGAAGGTATTGCCATGATTATCCTATGTTAAATATATTAAAATTAACAGATGGTGATAAAGGTCTAGTTGGGTTACTACCAGCAGCAGTTGCTAAAAGCTTCATACCTGTAGCTGGTGACCACCAATAGAATTTAATATATTGTCCAGCAGTTAATGCAATTGTATCTGATAAATGTGCTAAAGTTTGATCATTTTGTGCTCCAGTTGTAGTGAATGTAAATGCAGAATTAGGTACAATTGCATCATTTATTGTATACCAAACAGTTACATTATAGCTTGATGCTCCACCAGTAAATGTAAGTTGGAGAGCAAGGTCTATATAATATACACCTGAATTAATAACATTCACTCTATTACTAGTCAATGTAAACCCATTAGCAGCTTGTGTTGACGCTATTAATACTTGGTTAGCTGTAGTTGCACCACCATTGTTTTGAGTGGTAACATCAAAAAAAGTGCCTGAATAAAGAGATAGTGGAGCTGGTATATTACTTGTTACACCAGTCAATGCTTCCATCTGTTTAGATATCTGCCATAAAAGGTTTTCTTCTGTTCCCCATCCTATCTGTCTGCTTGGTATAGCCATAGTATTGAAAATTAATTCCCAAAGGTATGTTACTTTTTACTATTAACAATGAGAGTCAATAATTTACAATAACAATTTTAGTTATAAGTGTTTTAACTTTTTTAGTTATTATCTGCCCTGTCTGTTGTAAGGTTTAGTTGCCTTGTCTTTAGGACCTTTAGTTTTACTAGCCTTTCCACCCTTGCGTTTTCCAAATGTTAGTTTTGTAGAGGCTGTTCCTCCTTTTGCTTTTGCCATGTTAGTTTATTTTTTAAAATATAAATCTGCTTCTGCTTTTCTTCTTCTAGCAAGTCCTTTAATATGAGCTCCATTAGCCATGTCCCATTTCATAAACTCATCTCTAATTGTAGGATCTAAAGGATTGATATTCACCTTCTTACGTAATGTAGAACCTTTTAAAGCTCCAAGTCCTAAGTTATAAGCAAAGCTTACTAATGCCCCAAACTGATTAACAGTTAGGTCATCTCTAATAAGCATATCTACACCATCAGTTTTTAGATTCACTTCATGTTTCAGAAATTCAAATCCTTGTATTGTAGTAATCATTGGATCACCCACCTTAACAGCTTTACCCCCCATATAATTGGGAGGATATTTAATAGTTCCATAACCAATAGTATCTACGTGTGCAGGATCTAGTTCACCATGATAAGCATTTGAAGAGAATCCCTCAAAGCTTTTAATTAAGTTGATACAATCATCATTAATCTTTATCATTTAAGTCTAATTTTCCAATATGAATAAAATCCATAGATTGGTTGACCATCAAAACCAACAGAAGCAACAAAGATTCTGTCTTGCCTATCCTTATACAACACCCCTAAGTTTGCAGACTTTATAATTGTAAGAGGATTTCCATAAAGTCCACCTCCTATGTAGAACTGTCTAACAGCAGGAGGAGTTTTAGTTATAGTGATTGTCTTAGTAGGTATATTTAGATTGTAACTTATTAAACGTCCTGATAACTTGTTAGCAACCACTGTATCTGCAATAGTGGCAGTTCCAAAGCTATCTAATTCATAGTTTGTTTTGTATATATTCTTAGTAAAATGAGAGTCTCCCAAGGCAATGTATTGCTTAAGAAGACCTTCATAGTTGGTGTCAGGCTTAAATATTAAACTATCTTTCCAGATGGTATCTCTTTTAGCTTTGATAAAGACAGGTTTTCCTTTGATTGTGTCATGTATCTCTATAACACTTATAAGGGTGTCAATTGTTACCTTTGGAGCTTCTTTAGGAATGTAAGTACAGCCAGTTCTTTGTAAGAATACAACAGCTATCAAAGCAATAATCACTATATATAAATGTTTACTTTGCATTCTTAGTCTTTTTTACTGGTTTATCTTCTTCAAAGAAGTTAGATACCACCTTAGCTACAAAGCCTAAAACAAAAATAATGGTTCCTACTAGAGGGTGACCATTAAGTACAACTACACTACCACTAAATGTAGTTGCTGCTACAATAGCATCAGCAATTTTCCTAATCTTCTTAGGGGTAGGTTTCCAATAGCCTGTCCATTTAAATTTCATATAGTTTTCTTTTTAGTTTTTATAGCAATTAATTCTTCACGAGTAGGGATAACAGCTATTAGATTATAAGGAGGTTCTGGTAATCTTCTATCAGTAGGAAAGTTTGTATTCCCACTCTTATTACCAAACACAGCTCTTTCTAAGTTGTCTATACGAGTTTTGTCTATGGCTGACTGAGCCATTAGGGCTTTGACATCAGCTTTGATTTCGTTGACATCATTCCATATCATCATGGCTAAGATAGAAACTAAAGTTGGGAATACCCAAGCTTTGATTGTTTGAATGTTAGTATTTTCTCTCATTGGTATAAATAAAAATACACCCAGGACATGAGTGCATAATATGGTCAGAAAGACCTATTTAGGTTAAATTCTAGTTCATTGCAAAACTAAGTGAAAAAGTTGAAACTACCAAATCTTTTTTTAGTAGGGCTGGTAGGACTTTTCCTCTACAAAGTCAGAGCCATACTTAATATTAATTTCTTTTTTAATATGTGCTCTTTTATCATTTAATTTGTAGACAGATCTAGCCAAGTCAACAAACTCTTCACCAAAGCTACCAGCTCTTTCAAAGTCTCTTAGAAGATCTTCCACCTTCCAAAGAGCTTGATTCACCTCAATTAGTTGATCTGTTAAAACATCATGTAAGATTTCAAAATCTATAACAGTGTTTAGATAATTTCTTTCTTTGAAAACATTAACTAGTTTGTCTTTGTCTGTAATGTTCAGACCTTTAATGGAAAGTATAGTCCATTTGTCTACAACTTCCCCCACAGAAACTTCAATTTTCATGGTAAAATGTTTTGTTATTTTCAACAAAAATACTAACTTTGTTTGAAATAACCAACAAATGAAACCAGTTTGTTTAAATCTGGAAGAATGTAATGGATTGGGTGACCTAATCTGTGCCACCCCCACTATCAAAAAACTTCATGACTCCTACCAAAGAAAGATTGTTGTTCTCTCTAAAATGCCTGAGCTCTTCAAGATGAATCCTTATGTAGAAGCTAGCTATAAAGCTGCTTCTGTAGACATGACGTACATACAAAGTAATTACATTGTACATAATTCATTCTATCTAGTGGGTAAGAAAGACGAGCGTGGTGTAGAGATGAAGCATAACATGATGGATATCAGGCAGTTCCATGCTATACACCTAGGCTTTATGCTTAGGCAAGATGAAATGGAATGTTTCTATCAACCTATAGAAGAACCTAATGTTCTTGTAGAGGGTAAATATGCTGTGATACATCCTGTTAACAGCTGGCCTAATAGAACGTGGTCACAGGATAATTGGTTAAAACTAGTTGATGAATTAAATAAATTGGGATATAAAGTTGTAGCAGTTGGTAAGGACTCTTCTGAGACAGGGTTCTTTAATGTAGATAAACCTGTACATGAGATGAATGATAACGTTATCAACCTAATGAATAAGACATCCATCTCTCAAACTTGGCATTTGATTAACAATGCTAACTTGGTCATCACTATGGACTCAGGTATTCTACATCTAGCAGGTACAACTAGCACTGATATTATTGAATTAGGATCTCCTATCAATCCAGAGTTTCGCACACCACATAGACAAGAAGGAAAACATATATACGTAAGAGGAGGATGTGGATTACACTGCAGCTCTAATATGAAATATGCTCTTGAGTATTGGCCTACAATAGATTATGTACAGCCACTAATTGGATGCTTAGAAAAGAAAGAAACTTTTGAATGCCATCCATCTGTAGCACAAGTGATACATGCAATTAACAATAACATATGAAAAAACTATTAATCATCACTCCTCATCTATCAACAGGAGGGGCACCACAGGTAACAGTAAATAAGATAGAGCTTTTACAGAATGATTTTGATATCAAGGTGGTTGAGTGGGACTTGATTGCCTGGGCTTTTGTTGTACAAAGAAACAGAATCATAAGACTTGTAGGAGAACAAAACTTCTATTCTCTAGGAGATAACAAGCTTGAGCAACTATCAAGGATTGTTGATGAGTTCCAACCAGATACAATATCCATGGAGGAATTTCCTGAGATGTTTATGAACACTGAATGTGCTGACTATCTATATAGCTCAGATAGAAGCTGGAGAATTGTAGAAACTACACATGATAGCTCATTTAACCCTAGAAGTAAGACAATGTTTCCTGATATGTTTGTGTTTGTTAGTGCATATAATGCATTCAAATACATACACTTAGATGTTCCTATGAGGATTATTGAATATCCTGTAGACAAAAAGCAACGTAGCAAAATAGATATGCAGAAGAAGTTAGGACTAGATCCTAGTTACAAGCATCTCATCACTGTAGGACTATTTACACCTAGAAAGAACCAAGCTTATGCATTTGAATTAGCTGAGCGTTTGAAGAACTATAAGATTAAGTTCCATTTCTTAGGTAACCAAGCAGGTAACTTTGAATTCTATTGGCAGCCATTGATGCAGAACAAACCAGAGAACTGTGTTGTCTGGGGAGAGCGTGATGATGTAACTAATTTCTTAGAAGCATCTGATGTGTTCTTCTTCCCTTCCAAGGGTGATCGTGGTAACAAGGAGTTAAATCCCATTGCTATTAAGGAAGCATTACAATACGATGACCTAATCAAACTAATGTACAACCTAGATGTGTATTGTAATAAGTATGATGATGAACCTAACATGGTTTATTTAACTGGAGATCTTAGTAGTGATGCTACCAATCTAGTAGAAAAATTAAACCTTGATAAGATAGAAGAAGAGTGTATCATCTTGGGCACCTATCCTAATATTAAGGACAGAGTGCAGTGGACAAAGGATACTATCAATAGTCTTAAACCATTAGGTAGAAAGATTATACTAGTGAGTCACTATCCTGTAGATGCTGATATACAAAGAATGGTGGATTATTATATCTATGATGCACACAACCCTCTTACACATCACAGCTACTACACCAGGTTCTATAATGATCAACCAGACTACTTTGCTGAGATAAATATCAATGGATTGAAGAATAGTAACCAGTCTCTCACTGTCTTGACTAACATGTTCAATGGTGCCAAAGCTGCCAAAGAACTAGGATTCAATAGATTCTTCTACACTACATATGATGTTGTGTTAGACAAAGATGATGTACATGCAGTGAATGCTGCATTTAAGACAGATAAAAAACTTTGTGCAGCTACACTTCCTACACCACAGGGATTAGGAATTCAGACTAATGGTATCTTGTTTAATACAGACTTCTTCTTAAAAGAGTTTGATGATGTACGTACACCAGAAGAATGGAATGCTGTATGCACACGCAGAAGATGTGAGAACTATCTAGAAGAATATCTATCTAAAGTGATATTTAGTTTCAATCCTAATGACGTACAACTAGTTACTAATGACAAGTCTACTCTATTGATTAACAGTGGATTAGGTGTTGCCTCTAATAGTGAGTATTATTCCATCCTTCCTGTTGTTGGAAAACCAAACAATTACATGTTCTATTTCTTTACATACAACAGAGACTATAGAAACATCTATGTATCTATTGCAGACTACATGTGGAAAAGAATCATACCAGCCCAGAAGCATGAACTTGCTTATCAGTTTGAATTCAAGGGAGAACCTATAGATATAAGAATGGATTTCTATGATGGAGATACTAACTATAAGGTGGAAGAGTTTAAACTAACTAAGGACAACTTACACTTGTATGAAAATACAGGTAAGTTTCAATGGAAGAATATCAAACCTAAAATTAAATTAGTTCACATACAAACAACATTAAACGATGAAAGAGAACAAGCAAGTAGAGCATCCCTTGAGCAAGTCAAAGACCATGGATGGGAATATATCTTACAACTTAATGAGCCCTATAAATCATTACCACCATCATATAACTGCATCAGACCAGATTGTGTTTCAATGGAACTCTTCGATGAACCCACAGTGCAAAGGTTGGGCACTGCACTTACCCCAGCACATTATGGATGCTATGAAGCATTCAAGAATGCCATCCTAACAGAATTCCATGATTGTGACTTCTTAATGGTATGTGAAGGAGATTGTATTATTGAGACAGATATACACAATTTCATACGAAAAGTTGAGGAATGTGCACACTTATTGGGACCAAACAACATACACATTATGTCCTTTGGAGATAAAGATACATTAGAACATGGCTGGCCTCAATCTCCTATAATAGAAGAGGTCAATGATGTAATGTATATTACCAATCACATTATTGGTTTACAATGTATTATGTTCCCAGCTAAGATTGCAAAGGAATTAAAAGACACTGTAAGAATGCATCATTGGGATGCTGCAGATATGTATTTTAATCTCATCTTTGCAGGACACAAGATGGGCATTCTACATAACAGAATTACCACCCAAGCAGATGGATTCTCATTAATTGATAACTCACATAAAACATTTAGAAAATAATGGCACACGAAAATCAACAGAAGTTCTGTCTTAAAGTGAAAGAACTATTCCCTGAGTATTTCAAGGGAGTGAATGTATGTGATATAGGATCTTTAGATATCAATGGAAGTAATCACTTCCTATTTGAAGACTATTCATACATAGGAATAGATATTGGTAAAGGTAAAAATGTAAATGTAGTTAGCAAGGGACATTTATACAAGCCTATTGATAATTCTAATTATGATATTGTAATATCTACAGAATGCTTTGAGCACGATATGTACTGGAAAGATACTATTACTAATGTTTCTGAGAATCTGTTAAGATCAGAGGGATTATTCTTATTTAGTTGTGCTACAACAGGAAGACATGAACATGGTACCAGAAGAACTACACCAGATAACTCTCCTTTCACAGCTGTAGTTACTGATGAGTGGGCTGACTATTATATGAATCTAACAGAAGAGATTATATGCAATGAATTAGATCTAACTAAATGGTATAAAATTTATAAGTTTTATACTAATGAAGAAACACATGATTTATATTTTTGGGGAATTAAAAAATAATATATGATAGTAGATGTAATAATACTTACAGATAGTACAGATGTAACTATGACACAGCGTACTATAGACACATTACATAATAGTGAGTCAACGTATAGGTTTCGTGTACAACTTGTAGATTCAGGAAGTAATAATCCAATTAGATATAGAGACTATCATAATTATATACGTCCTGAGAGTTCATTCAATTATAACAAGTTCTTGAATATAGCCATTGGTTATTGTACTAGTGATTGGGTAGTTATATCTAATGATGATGTAAGTTATGAAAAGGGTTGGTTCACTGAGATGATAAATGTGCACCAACAAAGACCAGACATAGAAGCATTCTCTCCTAGAGATCCATTACTATACATGCGTTACTTCCCTAATCATTTTATAGGAAGTGATGATAGCTATTTTGAATCTTACGCTGTTACAGAAGCATTACAAGGCTGGTGCACTGTGATTAAGAAAACTGCTCTAGATAAAATCCTACCATTTGATGAACTGTTTGACATGTACTACCAGGATAATGACTATGCTGAGAGACTTAAAGAAGCAGGGATTAAACATGCTCTTGTTAGAGATGCTATTGTTTGCCATATGGAAACATTAAATGTACAACAGATAGGAGAAGCTAAAGCTAAGAAGCTTAAGATTGATGAAATTAAATTCAGAACCAAATGGAACCAGTAGCTATAATAAGTGTCTATCCTTCTAATGATAGAATCATAAACATCCTTAACAGATGTATACATACCTATAAGTCAATAGGTTGGGATGTTATAGTTACTAGTCATCTACCACTAGATGAACAGACTACTAAGAATGCTACATACACTATATATGATAGTGACAATACCTTCTTAAGACATGACCTTTGTCCTGTGTTCTGGAATGAATGTGCTGGTACAAAGATAACCATTCCCACCTGTGGACACGTTCTTCCTATATGTAGGAACATAAAGCTTGGTACAACCATGGCTAAAGCTCTTGGCTATACACACTTTGTATTTACAGAAGCTGATGTACTATTAGGAGGAGCTGATTTACAACTGTTAGAGTCTTATATAAAAACTCTTGACATTGAGGATAAGAAGATGTTGTTCTTCAGACCTGAAGAGTATAGAGGAATCAATGGGTCCTATGTATATGAGTCACTAATGTTTGGTGGAAATGTAAACTATTTTGTAGACAATTTCACTCCCCCCCTATCATCAGAAGACTGGATAAATTTTAACTTTGGTCATACGTTAGAACTATCTTTCTATGAGAAGCTTTCACACGATGAAGATAAGTTTTTAATAATCAATGACCACAGCTCTAACATATTCAAAGCTAGTGAGGTTAATGTATTAAGGTTTGGATTCTTTAACTGTGAGATAGTGCATAACACTCCTGATCCACAGAAGGTTGCGTTGTATATAATGAACTATTTAATAGGAGAAGAACAGATTAAATATGTAACTATTTATAAAAATAATACTATCTTTACAAACATAATTCTTCATAAGCATGGATATTGGTTTGCTGATTTTGATATTGATGATAGTGAAATAGTAGTAGAAGTTTATACAGATGCTAATAAAACTATGTTAGAAACATCTAAGAAGTATGTTTTAAATAAACAATTAAAAGATACAGCTCATGAAAGAGGTGTGTTTGAATATATAAACTAACAATATGAATATTATTCAAGTGGCTACAGGATTAATAACCATCCCACCAAATGGCTGGGGTGCTGTAGAACGTATCATATGGGAATACAAACAAGAGCTAGAAGCTTTAGGTGACACTGTACATATTAAATATACAAATGAGTTAGAGAAAATACCTAACACTATTACACATGCTCACATGGCTAACCAAGCATTACATTGTAAAAGCTTAGGCATACCATACATCTATTCTCTACATGACCATCATGTTGAATGGTATGGTAAAGATAGCTGGGTGTACAAACAAAACCTAGAAGCTATCAAAGGAAGTGTTATATCTATCACTCACACAGAGCATTATCTAGATTACTTTGACACTACAGATAAGTTGTTCTATCTAAGACATGGTGCTAATATAGAATTCTTTACACCAGACTATTCTCCTAAAACACATAGCCTATTGATGTTAGCAAACAATGGCTTAGCTGGTAACGCAGGGTATGATAGAAAAGGATTTAGATATGGTATAGAAGCAGCTGAAAGAATGGACCTACCTATTACTATAGCTGGTCATACAGATAATCAAAACTTCTTTGATATACATACAGAACTAACCGCCTATAAAAAGTTAACTTTAAAGTTAACAAATCCTACAGACGAAGAGATTAAAGAGCTCTACCAAAACCACACTATATTCTTACATCCATCCATGCTAGAAGGAGGACATCC